TGGCAATGAATACCGTAGCTCCTACAACTGACCCAAGAAGCAGCACTTTTCCAAAGATTTATAATGGTGTAGGTATTACCTACACAACTACTAATGATAGAGGTAATAGTGTTTCTGCCACGGTAGTCGGTGAAATGCTAGGGACTATTAGAGAAGTTTGTCCTGCTGTTTCAGCGCAAGAACTTGCAAATACTGCTTGTTTGACTGCGACTAAGCTTCCTACTTTGCTAGGCACACCAGAAGAACAGAAAAGACGCGATCTTGTTAATAAGAAATGTGGGGTTTTTAATCCAGTAAATACTTTAATACAAGTTGTTCTACGTAACTGTGCGAAGGATTACATAACGTCTACGTGGTTGCCTGTATCTATAGGCTCATCCTGGTTAAACACAACTGTTTCTAACGCTATGTTTGCGGCAATTGATACAGCTTGTGCAAATGCTGGTGGGAGTGTAGTTACGGATGCTGCCGGTATTGGTTCTTGTAGAAAAGAAAGAATTGAGACAACTCCGTTTGGGGGCCAAAAAGTAGTTACCGACTACATACATGTGACTATTTATAGAGGTGAAGCTATTGGTTATTATGGGTTCTCTGGAACTCCTGATGGATCTAATGCTAGATATTGGTAATACTTCGTAGCCATGGACGGCTTTATACTTTGGCATCCCTGGACTTTGCGGTTGTGCACGACTAGCAAATGAAAAGGTCTGAAAATAACCGAGTAACATTAAACATTTATGCGAAAAGGTTTTTCTCGGTGATTGGTTCGATTCCAATCCATGCCACACCCATTTCTTAAATACATAAAGGTACATAATGTCAAATACAAAAATTCTTGTTTCTACAAGGTATAATGAATACTTTGAAGTAAGTCCAGCACTATTACAAACTCTATTGGATTGTCCAGTATACATTCAGAGTTATGAATCTGGTTATAAATACAAACCTTCTACTGAAAAGTTAGATATTAATATAGTAGGACTGGAAGATTATGTCTCAAGTGATGTAGAGACTCTCAAGATAGAAGATATTCTTGCTGAGAATAATAGATTATCTCGTGAGATTGAAGCTTTAAAAACTAAGTTAGAGAAGATAGAACCTTCTACTGAACTTACAGTTCTTTAATAATGCAATATGCTCGCAGAAGATCAAATAAAAGCAGTTAAAGATATAAAACAGTGGTGGGATTCTAGTAAAGCTTTTTATATACTTAATGGTGGGGCTGGTTATGGAAAAACCTATGTAGTAGATGAGGTTCTTAAAAATCTTTCAAGAGCTAAGCCTATCCTTCTAGCTCCAACACATAAAGCACTTAGACAGCTTAGAGAAAAGACTCATAACCCTTATGACTTTAAAACAGTAGCTAGTGCTCTAGGTATCCGTCCAATAGACGAAGGAAAAGAACTAAAGTTCGAGCAAGTAAAACTTCCTAATTTTTGGGAAACTATAAACCTTGCTGTTATAGATGAAGCAGGTATGTTGAATGAGTATGTCCTAGATATACTCAAGCAACTCGGTATAAAGATACTGTATGTAGGGCATAAAAGTCAGCTTCCTCCTGTTGTCCGTAATAGAAGTATGTTTGATAAGTGTATATCACCTGTATTTGAACAAGGATATGGGCAGAGTGATTTGTATATACCTAAAAGGAACTCTGGAGAACTTTGGGAATTTAATAAAATTCTTGAAAGTAAGATATATTCAGAGAATATAGTTGTTCCAACTACATATGATATTTCCAGTAAAGACCTCTCTATATATATAAAAGATTCTTTAAACTTATTTAAATCCAATAGCCTTAAAATAGCTCTATGGACAAATGACGGTGTAACACGATATAATAACCGTGTTAGAGCTTTACTCTTTAATAATACCAGCCATAAGTATCTTCCAGAAGATTTAATAATTACTACTAACTCACTAGTAGCATTTAATGGGTTAGAGCATCTAAATGATAGACAAGTTATACGTCATGCTAAAGATGGTGTAGACATCTATACAGATACAGATGGAGAGGTTATAAAAGTAGAGAATGTCACAGTAAAGTTTTGTAATGCTTTACATATACCATGTTATAAGTTGACAGTAAGGACTTCTATAGAAGGGATAATAACTCTTTACGAGATAATCTATAAGGATGACTATAAGAAGATAGCAGATCATTATGAACATATAGCGTGGGGTTTACGAAGTAAAGAAGCTAAAGATAAAGCTTATAGAGAACGTAGTTTACTTCTTAAATGCTTTGCACAGGTTAAGCATTTCTATGCTGCTACTAGTCATAGGCTTCAAGGAAGTTCTGTAGAGAATGTAATCACTATTGCAAGTGATATAAATAAAAATAGTAATAGAATCGAGAGAGCTAAATGTATGTATGTTGCTTGCAGTAGAGCTAGTAAAGAACTATTTGTTTATAAGGGGATATAGATATGTCTGGTGGTCATTTTAGTTATTATGCAGGTATAATATCTTCATTAGCGGGAGAAGTTGAAGAAGAATTAGATTCTGATTGGTTTCTTGAAGCGAATTTTTCTGTAGAGACTGTAGAATCTATAGAAGAATCTATAAAGCATTTAAGAGAATCTTATATAAGACTACAAAGGATAGATTGGTTATTTTCTGGAGATGATGGAGAAGAAACTTATCATAAAAGACTTCTAAAAGATTTAGAAAATTTAAACAAAGAAGTTTGAGGCAGCTATGGCATTTATAATACCATCTTCCTTAGAAGCTCCTAAAGAAGAACCTATCCAATATGTATCAGGCTACTCAGAGGAAGATGAATTTCGTATAAATCAAGAAAAACTTCTTATAGATAAGAGAGATTTATCTATAGAACCAGTTACACTAGAAGAGTTCAAAGATGTAATTGCACCTTGGTTTAGGATAAATAGAACAAAAGAGTTTGTTCTACACCCTGAGAAGATTAAAAAAGTACGAGTACCTAGAGAACCTAAAGTTAAAGTTCCTAGGGAACCTAAAGTTAAGAAACTTACTAAAGCACAAATTCAAAACAAATTACAAGGTCTTATTATGAAACTAGCTATAAGGCAAGAGTTTACAGAAGAAGAGACTGCTTTTTATAAGGAGCAAACAGGTGGATAATATTAGAGTATTTCCTATGCTTGGGGCAATCCTTTCAGGGTTACTTATATACTATTTAGATACTAGTCCAGCACTAGCTTTCATGATAGGTGCTGCTTTTGGAGCAAAGTTTGTATAATACTAATTTTAACTAATAATTTACATAAAGGTATATATTATGAATAAACCTAATATAAAAAGTTTTACTGTTCCAGAATCTAAGGAAAATTTTATCCCCTTAGAAATAATGCCGTATTATACAGTACCCTCTTTAGAAGAAACTGTGAAAAATCTATTATGTACTATAGACTCCCTTAGAAAAGATTTGGTGAATTGTAGAGATAGATTATCTAGGGAAAGTTCTTATAGAGATTCTACCATACACGATATGGGACAATAATTGTTATGAATACTATACCAGTATTTTTTCCAGTAGCTCTTTCACCATCTATGATGGAATCAGTAGATAAATGTCATACATACTTTTTCAGAGAACATATACAACATCTATCAGGATTTACCAAGAATCCTGACCTGATAGCTGGAGGACATGTAGCTAAAGCTTGTGAACTTGTACGTACAGGGTATTTCACACAAGGTCTTAATCCTTCAGATGCTATAGATCTAGGGTATGAATATATACTCTCAGCAGAAGATACAGGGGATTATCAAAAGTCTAATGAGAATGTAGCATTTTGCTTACGGAAGTATTTTCAAAAGTTTAAACTAGATGAAGCATTTCCACCATGTTCTTTAGCAGATGGAACACATGCTGTAGAGTATAAATTCGAATTCGATTTAGGTATACCTCACCCAGACCTGCCTAGTAGGAATATAACCTTTACAGGAAGATTAGATTATCTTTGTGAGAATGCTACAATACATGGGACTAGTAGGCATGGGTTAGATGAGAAGTCTTGTAAAAGTATCTTTAGACTTCCAGGAAGTAAAGTACCAGACTATGCTAAAGAGCTTGCAAAGTATAGAACAAATTCGCAAATACTTGCATATGCATGGGCTGCTAGAGAACTTGGTATAGATTTAAAATCTTTCTTTATTCGTAGAATACCTATAATGACAGATTTTGAACCTGCCTTTGAATTAGAAGTACCATTGACAAAGTTTGCTATAGATAACTGGTACAGGAAAACATATAATTCAATACATAATCTTGTAGAGAACTATAAGATATATAAAGATTATATCCTCGGTACTGATAGAGCTGCACAGGAAGTGTTTCCTCCAACTCTGCAAGAGACAGCTTGTCTATCTTATAGTAGACCTTGTAGATATGTTGAAGGATGTCTTTCCAAGGATGGAGAGTATCTCCTGACTGAAAGATTCTCGCAACGTATCTACGATAGAGATAAAAGAATAGAAGTTTCTTTAGAGGACTATTTGAGGACACTATGATTATAGACATATCACATAACCTTAGAAGGTTAAAAGTTAAATCCGATAGGGATGAAAGTATAAAATACTTTCTCTTACAGAATAAGTATGAGATAGACCTCTATAATACTTTCAGTTATAAACTTTCAATAGAAAATTGCTCTACACACATAATGTTGTACACAAGTACATTGAAAATATATACACTTGAATTCGGCACTAGGTCATTTACTACATTAAGTGAATTACATACATTATTAAAGGAAATTGAAGAACATGAGCGAAGCAAATAAACCTATATTAGATAGTGAATTCCCTATAGTAGCTGATAAAGTTATGTTATTTGCTTCTGGAGGTAAAGGTAAATCCTTTGCTGTAGCATCAGCTCTTAAAGATGCTCCGGAAGATCGTAGACTTATATATATAATGACAGAACGTAATGCTGCTAGTGGTCTTGAAAGAGGACTTGCTTATTACGGTGTAACCGTAGAACCTGGGCAGCTTATATATGTATTCCCTAAGAAGAAAGAGAAGGCTTTCACAAACCTTAAACGTGCTGTAGATGCTTATGCTAAACAAACTAAGTCTGTAGCTCTTCAGGGTAATAAGGATTCCACTATGAATAAAGAAAGTTATACTTTCCTACAAAGTATACTTGGAGCTTTCGAATCTTTCGAAGGTGTAGATTATGTTACTAGGGAGAAGGTTTCTATAGGAAATGTTGGTAATCTCGATTCATCAGATATACTTGTAGTAGATGGATTATCGCCGATAACACATGAAGTGTGGAATACTATTGTAGGTGATAAGATTGCTATTAGTATGAATGACTATATGCCTGTACAGCATGTTATCTATAGCCTTATGGCAAATCTAGCTTCCTTAGAATGTAACCTAATACTTCTAGCACATGAGAAAGAGATTACAGATGATAAAGGAACTGTTCTACAGGTAGTTCCAGACTTCGGTTGTGGTCATGCTATTATGCATAAGCTTATGGGATGTTTTACAGACATCATACATGCATATACATTTGGTAAAGACTATAGATGGGAAGGGCATAGAGATAAAGTCTCTTGTGTTGCAAGAGTTATCCCTAGAGAAACTAATCTATTACCAGATTTTAGTTTATATAACTTCTTTGGTAATGTTGGTACGTACGTTGAGAAAGCAAAATAGGAGAAATATTAAATATATATAATGTAATTGTCGAAATAAAGAAATAATTTAATCTATAATCTATAATCTATAACAGGTAAATATAACATGGCAAGAAATTCAAACACAGCAGAAGCAGCAACAACTACATCAACTACATCTAAACGTAAGTTTGGTGTATCTACAGCTAACGTACCTACAGCAGCTCCTACTATTCCAGATGGAATCTATAAAGGAAACCTTAAAGCTGTAAAAGCAGATGCTGCTGATAAACAAATGGCTAAATGGCAAGAAGTAGAAGATTTACAGCTATTTGATGTAATCGAGGTTATTACTGGTAGGAAGGATGCACGTGTTAAAACAGGTACATATACTATAGTTGGGGCGCTTACATACGCAGTAGAACTTCCTAATGTTCCAGGAGAGCAAGACCTTCCTATGGATACTATGACTATTTTCAATGGTCGTTGTAATATTCATTTTTCACAAGATGATGAAGGTAATTGGAACTTAGACCCAAGTGTCAATGACTTCGGTGTTGTGAACAGAACTTGGAAGTCTTTACAAAAAGCTGTAGGGTTGACTGATGATGATATTAATGAAATCTTAGGAGCTACTCCTTTTGATGAAGATGCTGAAATCACAGTACCTGAAAGACTAGAGAATTGCCCTAATGCACATGATATGCTACAAGCATGTAGCTTCTACAAAAGTTTCTTTAGTCTAGTGGCTGAGAGAATGAATGGTGTAGAAGTTAAGGTAAACATTGCTCGTAGAAATAGAGGTGATGATGGTGACATGGTTAATGAAATCAATACAGGTAACTTTAATAGTTCTTGTGGTATCTTACCAGCGTAAATCCTTTCAGTAGGGATAATTGCCAAGGATGGCTTTACCATATATATATCATATACCATATCTATGAAATACATAGCAATACTTTTATTCTTCTTTTGTTCAACAATCTATGCGGATAGTGATGTTACTAATAGTAACAATACTAATACCAGTACACAATCTAATGAGATAACTCATAATGATACGTATGATGACCATAGCTCTAATACTGATAGTAGCTCTACTGTGGACAGCTCTACAGATAATTCTGTGGGTTCTCATATCACTACTGATAGCAATAATCAAGCTAATCAATCTTATCAAACAATAACTAATACTAATACAGAAGGAGATTTAGAAAAATCAAAAAATACAAATTCATTTAATGAAAATGTAGGGAATACTACTGCTTCAAATGTATCACAAACTACTACAGGTGGTACTGGTACTGGTTATGCAAATTCTACAAGCGGTTCTACAGTACGAACTGGTTCTGTAACTACAGGTGGAACATATATATCTAACAATCAAAGATATACAACTGCTACACAAGCACCTAACTTAACTATGTTAGTAGGTATGATTTCACATAATGCTAATATGTGTATGTATCAAGCAGGTGGTTCAGCTTCTGGTTCTAACGGTATGGCAGCAGGTGGGTTTAGCTTACTTCTAGGTTTTGATAGTGATAACTGTGAAATGTGGCAGAGAGCTAATTTTCTTATATCTATGAATCAATATGTAGGTGCATGTATATTACTATCTAAATTCGATAAAGAGAATAGAGATGGGTTATTTGCAGATACTATTAATGAAATTGGAGGATGCAGAATATTTATACCGCTTGTCATAAGACAACCTGTTTCTGTAAATGTTGTACCTAATTCTTATTGGAAAAAAGCAGAAAAGAAATTAGATGCTCAGTTGAATGAGTTACATAAACATAATATGGTTAAATAATATGATTACCAGAACTATACCTATCCGACAAAAAGATGTAATGATTATCAATGATGTCCCTGTAAAGAAGGAGATAGAATTAGAAGAGAAGTTCTCTGCTATAAGTAATCTTAATATGCTTACAGCTTTTAGAAAAGGAAAACTTGATACGTATAGTTCTGAACAAAGTTCCCTTCCAGGGATTACACATAAGGATATATATACTACGTATTTAGATTACACATATTATGGTGAACCTGAGCTTGAGAATAACTTCGACTTTAATAAGGAATTCAAGAAGAGAAAAGAGCTTACAGATATAGAAGGAGATTTATATTATATAGAAGCAGAGCAGTCTACAAGATTCCATAAAGTAGAACATCAAAAAGACATCTATATCTCTGATAGATTGTATAAAGAACTTCTTTCTCTTATAGATGAAATAAATGCATGTTCTCCAAAGATAATAATCGTTACAGGTAAATGGGCTTTATTCCTTCTAACAGGTTGTGCTAGTTATACTGCTAATGCAAGCACAGCTAAACTTAGGAAACCTTTAGGAGCACTTGCAAAGTTTAGATCCTCTATTCTTCAGATAGACTCATCTTGGAATATACAACATGAATGTATACTCATGCCTATATACCATCCTGTAAATGCTTTATCTATGCCGGACAAAGCGTATATAATGGACATGGACATACAAAAAATATGCTATATGTTCAAAGATATAAGTGAGAGAGGTGTAGAGGTATACATAAAACCAGATAAAACATATATAATAGGTGATACTAAAGAGAAAGTATTTAGTTACTTAGATGAAATCCTATCTATCTGTGAAACTAGGGAGGTACTCGTCTCAATAGATATCGAAACATTCTTTTCGTCCACTATAGATTGTATAGGGCTTGCTTACGAAATAAATAGAGGTATATGTATACCTTTTGCTTCTAACGGTATTCCATCTATATGGAGCCTAGAGGATGAAATAGAGATACTCTTAAAGCTTCGCGAAGTTCTACTTCACAAAAATTGTCTACATATAGGTCAGAACTATCAATATGATTGTCAATATTATTTAAAGCTTTGGGGTATCTATGTAGAGCCAACGCATGATACTATGGTGTTGCACCATATATTATATAATAAATACCCTAAAGACCTTGCATTCTTAGCTTCATTGTATTGTGAGACATATTCATACTGGAAGGGAGAAATTGACGGTACAAAAGAGAATCCAGAAACCCGTTGGATATACAATGCCAAGGACTGTTGTTATACACTTGAAGTTCTATATAATCTACTAGACATACTAGCCGCGACAGAAGATGAACCTTTGCAGGAACTATACTCATTCCAAATGAATGAACTACACCCTCAACTTGTACGTACAATGAACAGAGGTGTTAAAGTAGATAAAGAAATGAAAGACTCTTTACGGGATTTCTTTAACGAAATGTTAGAGCAAATACCTGCTAAGATAAATGACCTCCTAGGTTTTGAATTTAATTCAAACAGTACACAACAGAAAAAGAAGCTATTCAAAGAATACTTCGGTATAGAGCTTAAGACAAATAAAAAGAAAGGTGTAGGACATGTAGAAACATGTGATGCTAAAGCTATGCTTGCATACATGGAGGAATATCCACAACTTAAACCTTTCCTAAGTGTTCTACTAGAATACTCTGCACTCAGTAAGTTTACTTCTACATTTCTAGGAATGAAGCTAGATGATGATGATAGAGCTAGAACTCAGTATAGGATAGCTGGTACAGCATTTGGTCGTTTGGCTAGTACAAAGAATGTATGGGGTAAAGGTGGTAATTTTCAAAACCTTCCAGAGAAAGGTAAAGTGCAAGTGTATTACTTGTTACAGCTTTTAGAAGGTTTTGCTGGAGAAACTGATACTAGTGAAGCACTTGAATTTATAGAATCTATTGAGAATACTGCGTATGATTACGAATAAATATGTAACATATACTCCAGAAGGTAAGATACTTCTTCCCAATGTAAAGAAAATATTCATACCAGATGAAGGTTATGAAATATGCGATGTTGACTTATCGGGTGCTGATATTCAAGTAGTAGCAGCAGATAGTGGCTGTAAATGGTTACTTGATTTCTTCTCTAAAGAGCAAGATAAGAAAGTATATGCTTATATAGCCAGTGAGTTCTTCCAGAGAGATATATCAGATAAGTCTGATGAGTATAAGACCTATAAGGGAATTTTTCACGGCTGTGTTACAGAAGGTCATGAAATCTTGACTAGAAAAGGATGGATAGATATTGCAGATTATGATGGTACAGAAGAAATAACTGTATGGGATAGAGTCACTAATAAAATTTTCTTTGAGAATCCTAAAGGATTTAATAAAGATTTTGTCGAACCAAATGAATTTTTATACAGTGTAGAAGGAAGAGCTATAAGTTTTTTAGGAACCCAAGACCATAAATTTCCTTATATTACCTCACCTAAGCATGGAATAAAGACTGATGAAATACAAAATTTACCTTTTTCAGCACAGATACCGTATACAGGTGAGTATATTGGAGGTGCTATACATTTAGATAATAATTTTATAAGATTATTAGTAGCTTTTCAAGCTGATGGTACTATTGAAAGCATAGATGCAGAAGGTAGAGGTACTTTTTATTTTCAGTTCCATAAAAAAAGAAAAATAGATAGATTGGTAGAAATACTTTCTAAATTAAATGTACATTATAAATTATCTAATTTAACGAGAATTGTGGAAAATAAAGTTTATAATTACACTAATATATGGTTTAAAGGGGTACTAGACCCTTATATGAAAAAATTAGATTGGTGGATTTTAAATTACTCAAGAGAGAATATATCTTTTTATATCGAAGAATTACCTCACTGGGATGGGCATATACGACTGAAAGCCGGAAAACAGGTTACAGTCTCATCTACAGATTTTAAAGCGGTAGAGATTATGCAGACACTAATACAATTTTCCAATAAAGGTTCTGTAGTAAGTAAAGTAGATAAAAGCCATTTGCTTAACAATAAAGACGTTTATGAAGTTTCTATTAGTGGAAATCAATATGCACATTTGCGTAAATGCACTAGAAAATTAATTAAACATAAAGGTACAAATGTATATTGTCCACAAACTTCTACAGGTTATTTTATGTGCCGTAGAAATGGTAATATATATGTAAGTGGTAATACTAATTATTTAATGGGTATAGAAAAACTTGCAAAAATGGCCGGAATAAGCTATAATCTTGCTAAATCTCTACAAGATTTTTACTTTTATTTAAATCCTGAAATTCGAGTTTGGCATAAAAGACTCGAACACGATGTTAAGACAACGGGCTTTGTGCGTAATAAATTCGGGCGTAGAATGCAATTTTTTATTACTCGCGATAATCCTACAGTTATGAATGAAGTGGCCGCCGCTATACCGCAAAGCACGATAGGTGACGTTATTAATAGAGCATGGGTAAATTTAATTAAAAATTTACCAGAGATTCAAATTTTGATGCAAACGCATGACTCATTAACAAATCAATATCCTATAGAAGTTGCAGAGCAGTATAGAAAAGATATTCTAAAATATATGGAAGTCCCTATTCCCTACGACCCACCATTGATAATAGGTTCAGATATAAAAGTATCCCGTAGTTCATACGGAGATTGTGTACACCCTAGGAAACTAAAGGTATAAATATGAGTTCATCCACTGATTTGCCTAAAATAAAAACTCCTTATGATGACGCGTTACTATACGCAACAACTAATGAAGCGTTTTATAATTTTGAAGTGCGGTTGTTATCCAATTTGGCAGACCAGTGGCGTATAACACAAGGCATTTTAAGGCTTTGTTTAACAGGAAAATAAATACTATGATTATCTATGCTATAGTTTTCAATGATCCATTATATACATATAACTATAGCCTATATAGCCGTTCAAATAGCAATCACATTTAATAAAGGTAATAAAATATGCTAATACAATACAAACTTACAGAAGAAGCTAAAAGACTTGAACTTGTCTTAGGAACAAAGTTTACACCTAAACGTGCAACACAAGGTTCTGCTGGATTTGATCTTAAGCTCTGCACAGAGTTCCCTATACATATTCCAGCATATACTTATGCAAAGATACCTACAGGTGTACATATGTGGCTTGTAGACCTTGATGATACTGCATTTGACCAAGTACATTCTATAGCTGGGCTTCTTATGCCTAGAAGTTCTTTAAAAGGACTACAGTTGACTAACTCCATTGGTCTTATTGATAGCGATTATCAAGGTGAATATTTTGTATCTGTTTTCAACTATACAGATAGTCTTATTCGCTTACTTCCTGGGGAGAGTATTGCACAACTGTGCATGGTACAAGCATATACACCAGACCTTGTGAAAGTAGAGGAGTTCACTCATCTAACAGAGCGTGGTGAAGGTGGTTTTGGGCATACAGGGATATAAAATGTTTGGTACTATTGTATATATTTTAACAGTAATATTCTTTATCTACGTAATACGAGAGTATATCCTAGTTTCATATGATGAATGCTTCGATGAAGATGAGCATATAACTGGATTGTATCTATTAGACGATGATAACTTTTACCACTAGGTGACTTATGAAAGTATTATACGCATTATCTTATGTAGCAGGTGCTGTAACTTTATGGTGTGCTTTTCAATATGCTGTATCAGCATCTAATCCCTGCTCTACCTTTAGAGATACATCTTGTGACTTTACTACAGTGAAGTGGAAATAGTATGTTTGTTAAAGTCTTACGTGAAGCAGGTTATGAAGAAGCTCTTATGGGATTATCACTATCATTTTATGACCATAAGATACCTTTAATAGATTGGGAACATCCTTTAATTAGTTTAAATTTATATAGACTTTTTCAAGACCTAATTGGTATAGATGACAAGACTTTCTGGACTACTGAAAGATTTGAACGTGCAGAGAAAAGAGCTAGAGCACTAGCTTTTAAAGGTGGCGGGCATAATAAGTTCCTAGAATCAATAGTTGTATGGTTATATATACAAGCTCCTAGAAGTTTCTGGAGTGAGTTTGATACTTATAGAATTGGTATGACTAAGAATTCTAGTTCTACTATGCATACACTTGATAAACGCAATGTTGATTTTGATGATTTTGAAAGTGGTACTACTTTAGAAAGCATAGAAGCTTTCAATAAATCCTTAGATAACTATAGAAACCCTTTATTAGAATCTACATATAAGAACATAACTTTGCTTAAGAATAACCTTCCAGAGGGTTGGTTACAGGAAAGGCAAATATGTACAAATTATATGACTTTACAGAATATTGTAAGACAAAGGGATGGGCATAGATTGAAGTATTGGAATAACTATTTTAAGGAAGCTCTTAAAGAACAGCTTCAACACCATGAACTAGTATTTATACCAACTTAACTATTCGAGATACATATGGCTATATTCTACGCAACTATTTCAAGTAACCAAACTTTCAATGGAGTATCTGGCCCAGGACATGTAGAGATACATGCTATAGATGAAGGTTATGCACGTAAACTCATTAGAGAAGCTACAGACAATAAATGGGCATTTATGTATAAGGATATAAACGAAGTTCATGAACTTGATAGAATACTTTTAGGTGTACTATGGTAAATGATAATAATATAACAGATCTTAAACAGCATAAAATATTAATGGATATAGCAATACGATAGAATAGGAAATTCTATTTCAATACTTTAAATATGCCAGCTAATACACCATTAGCTATTATCTTTAATAGGCTTTTACAGGTTAATGGTACTTATACTTCGGACTCTGATATTAATAATATTAGAGAAGCTGCTATGACTATAGAAAAATGGAGTTAATATGATGCATACTATGAACTATGATAAAACAGAAGTAGAAAGGCTTGTATTAAGCACAGAAGAAATAAAACTTATTCAAAAGCTTAGAAAAGAGAAGTTAAAAATACAATGGTATAATGAAGGTGTACTAGCGTCCTCTAAACATCTTGAAGATTTAGCAAGTCAATGTTGCGGAGGAAGTGGAGAAGGTGGAGAGATATATAAAACTATGGCCGATAGTCTACGAAGAAATTGTTTTCTACCAGAAGTAGAATGAATAAAAACCTTCTAAAAGACCACCAGGTCAGGGAACTCACTAACCATGTTAAATATAGTATAGAAACAGCTCTTAAAGGTTATAAATTACCACAATGTTTTAGAGAGATAGTTTCTTGTGCTATACAATCTTATCTAATTAAAGAAAATATATGGAAACCTCATGCATATAACGAAGCCTCAGAAAGTCCTGCACCTAAAGAAAGAATTAGCTAAGGTTAAGCCAAACCTTAAGGGTAACTACATCATTACAGAGAAGTTCGAAGGGTGGTATGTTACTATATATTACAATGCATATACAGAACAATGGGACTATCCTAAGAGCTTCAATGCTAAGAGTGCTGCAGAAAGACCTGTACCATCTCTTATGTGGACGAGAGATGCTATATTCTCTAAGCTTCCTAAACCTAAGACAAGTCTTACACTTATAGCAGAAGCTTATGCATATGATACACCATTTCATATTCTAAACGGGCTTCTAAATAGAAGTGCAGGGAACTTTGATTTTAAAGATGTAGTCTTTATGATACATGATCTTGTGTATACATATGATATGGCTGGAAGTCCTCAGACTGCTATAGAAAGGTATAAAGAGCTTAAGATTTTTGAAAAATATTTTAATACCTACAGTCTGCGGGTAGTCCCGATTATATCCATATCTCCATACCATGAGGAGTTGTGGAAATTTACCTTTGATACTATAGCAGAACAAGGTGGAGAAGGTATAGTAGCTAAGAGAGAAAACTCTTTATACTCCCCAGGTAAGAGGAATTCAGACCTTCTAAAGTTAAAGCTTGAGTGTGAGATAGATGCTCTAGCTATAGGCTTAGAGGAAGGTATAGGAGAGAAAGGAAACTTATCTTTAACCTTGATTTCTCGAAGAAAGAATGGTATACTTATAAGGACTGTTATATCAAAGCATGAAGATCAGAGAATCTTTCGAGAAGATTCTTCAAATGTAATTGGTAAAGTGGTAACTATAAAAGGTATGGAAGAATATGAAGATGGGCAGATAAGACAACCTGTCTTTTCGTGTATTAGAGAAGATAAAACTCCACAGGAGATAGACTAATGCTAGAGTTATATAGATATTTTAAAAGTATCCTCTTCCCACACAAATGTACCATCTTTGCAAATTATTATAGTATAAACAAGAAAGTATGCCTTGAGTGCGATAGAAAATTTCCTATTATTAATAATATAAAACATCAGAGATAATATGCCTTTTAAACCAAATTGCCCTATATGTGGTGCGAATAGGAACAGTAATAAACATAAAGCACAATCTAAACAATGTGATGCTAAGATAAAAGAACTCTATAGGGAGAAGATATGCAAAAAATAGATAAGAAGATAGTATCTTATAAAGTAATTGATAAGACTAAAGAAGTTACTCTCCCAGAAGAACTTCCTAAATTCGTTCGACATGAACGTGAAGAAGTTCTACATGGAAGAGCTTATAAGATTAAACCTGCGGGACAAGATGATAGTTACTACATTATTATAAATAATCAAATTATTGACGGAATACAACGTCCTATGGAGATATTTATAAATTCTAAGAATGTAGAACACTTTCAATGGATACAGCTTGTCACGAGACTAGTCTCTGCTATATTCCGTAAAGGTGGAGATTATTCTTTTATAGTCGAAGAATTCAAAGCAATACATGATCCTAAAGGAGGGTACTGGGGTAAAGATCGTATAACTGGTAAAGGTATATTCTATAGCTCAATGCTTAATGAAATAGGAGCAGTTATTGATGAACATATAAGATATACAACAGGAAATATAGAAGAGATTTCAATAGAACCTATGGAACTATTCCATGAGACGTTAGTGGAAAATCTAAAAGAAGTTTCAGAATTTCCAGAAAATGCAGCACTTTGTGCTAAATGTTCACATAAGTCTGTAGTGATACTAGATGGTTGTGCAACTTGTTTAAATTGCGGCGATAGTAAATGTGGGTAAACTTAGGAAATAACTAATATGAGTAAAATTTTAATCTTAGATACAGAAACAACAGGACTTATTGAACCAATTCAACCAGTAGAAATGGCTTGGATTGAATTAGATAAGAGTTTTAACGAAGTTAGTTCTTTTCTTAAAAGATATAAACCTTCTAAACCTATTGAATTAGGAGCAAAAGCAACATCCCATATTTTTGAAGAAGAGTTAGAGGATGAAGAACCTTGGGAACAATGTCTTAAAGATATTCCCGCAGATACAGAGTATCTTATAGGTCAAAATATTGACTATGATTGGAGAGTTATAGGTTCACCAGATATTAAACGTATCTGTACAAAAGCTTTAGCTACTTTAATTTGGCCTGATTTAGATTCATATAGTCAAAGTGCTTTAATTTATCATTTGTTTGGTATAAAGGCAAGACCTAGGTTAAAAAATGCGCATTCAGCTTTAGCTGATGTTACTAACAATAAGGCTCTCTTACTTGAAGAAATAGAACTTTTAGATAAGAGGTATTATTTAGAACCTATGTCTATAGAGAAACTCTACGAACTATCAGAACTTGCAAGAGTTCCTACTAAAATTACATTTGGTAAATTTAGAGGTATGCCGTACACAGCGTTAGATATAGGCTATGTTCAATGGTGGATGTATAAAAGTGATACACCTCCAGACATATATCAAATGAAAGCTATTCGTAATGCAGGATTCAAGGTATAAAATATATATATATGATAACATTAATACTCGATACAGAAACAACTGGAATTTCTAAAGAAGATAAAGTAATAGAGCTAGGCTACTTAGAAGCTACAACACTTTTAAATGAGTTAGAAACTTTATCAGAAATAGGCGAAGATAGTTACATAGACGCTTTAAATACTGACATTGTATCTGAAAGATACTTCACATCACAACCTATAAGCCAACGTGCTTGGGAAGTACATGGTATTGGTATGTCAAGCTTATATGGATGCCCTAAGACAGAGACTATTACTATCCCTGAAGATACATGTTATATAATTGGGCATAATATATCTTTCGATAAGCGCCTACTCTTACAAAGTAATCCTGAACTTAAAGATAAACTGGAGTCTGTAAGATACATATGCACTCTAGCTCTAGCTAAGAGTATTTCGAAATTCCTAAATAAAGATTTCGAAAATAACCAATTGAATACATTGTTTACGTATTATTACCCCCATCTACAGGAAGCCTTTGTAACAACACTACATAATGCTAAAAATGATGTTATCAAGACATTGCTTTTACTTATAGCTATTTCAAAAGAACTTCCAGCTTTAGAGACATGGGAAGATATTTACAATTTTCAAAATGCTATAAAAGCTAAAAAGAAATAGTATGGGTACTTCTATACAGAATCTATACAATTGGTTAATAACCCCAGACAGTGAGATAGCTTCAATGGAAACTTTTAATAAATCTCTTATAGAGAGAGCAATGGATGCTCATGATGCATCTTATACACCTAAAGATAATGGAGGCACTACATCTTACTATGACCTTCCTAGACCTTCTTTAAAAGAACTTACAGAAACTCTTTTAAATGAAATTCATGATAAAACTGATGCAGAGTATATGGCTTCCCTTATCTTAAAGATGTTCCCATCTACTCTAAACGATCTTATAGAGTTTAAAGAAATGAAACCATTTCAACATGAGATATTTAAAGCATGTTATGCTTTGAAAGAACGTGCTCTTAAAGGTGATGCATCTATAGAACGTGAATTGAATAAGATTCAATACTATCTCGATAGAGGAAAAGATTTGAATTTTCATAAAAAACTATGATTTCAGATTTAGTAAATATAATAGTGGTATTATGTATTATAGCTGTAGGAATACTTACATACGAACTCTACACTATAGATGAGTGTAGTACATGGGTATATTCTACAGATATATGTTCCAGTGATTCATTTGAAGATATGAAAGGATTAGTAGATGAAAGATAGAGAGATTAAAGCTAAGCATCCGTGGATGAAATTCTTTGTAATAGGTAAAGACCCTAAAGAAGATGAATTAGAAAGATCACAGCAAGAGACTAGAAGGAAGTTAAAAGAGAGTTATAGGTTTAATAAGTTCCATAGAACTTCTACTAATTCTAATGATTAAACGTAGTTAAACCACTCCCTCCCAATCTATCCCACTCCCTCCTCCCCTCCCACAAAAGCTACTAACCCACACATAGGTTAGTAGCTTTTTTTACATTGTCTACAATTCCACTCTGTACACAATTCCCGTACACTTCACAAAAATGTACACCGGCGACCGAACCACCATAAAAGCCCTTATAAATCAATAAAATCCAGCTAAGCTGAGCTTCATAGCGCTATTTTCTACCCGTGGCAATACGTACCTAGCCTTAAAAAATTCCACTCTCAAGATCGAAGATTTTAATTAAACACCGTTCAATTAAATACTAAGCTCCACCAACCTTATATACCCTAAATAATACCTATTCTATCTCCATACTCATGGCGACCTAACCTCTTTAAAGACCTTTTGGCGACCGAGACCCTTTAATATGCGTATATACGCATACACTATATAGACCCTGTGTCGCCATAAGAGATGTTTCACATCTGGCATAGAATATGCATTACTTCGTAATTAAACATTGTTCAATTAAACTACCGTTATAACTTATAGGTTATAGCGAAATATATATTTGACTAGAGGCATTTACAACGCTTGCTAAGCATGTTACGCGCGCGCTTCATTATATATAGGCATGTATGCCTATACTAACCTATTGATTATTATAGACTTTTCTACAGAGTGACAATTTATGTCACTATATGACAATATTGTAACGTGCTAACACGTTGAAATTAAAGAAGTTTCTTCTTTTATGTGACAAAATTTGTCACTTTGCTATGCAAAACCTATAGTTACACAATATGCTCGACAGTCTACAACCCGCATTCTATCTACCTTTATACATTATTTATAATGTTGGCATAAGAAGTGCTTTAATAATACTGAAAGGAAAAGAAACTTTAAGAAGTAAAATAAAAGTATACAGATTAAAAAATCTGCTATAATAAACTCAAGTTAAATAAAAGAGATACCGCCATGAACAAAGCACATTTTAGAGAATACTTCAAGATATCTTTTAAGATGTCTACTAGCAGTTTGTTTAGTTGGCTTGATTTTTACTATGAAGAACCCGACAACATGCCAGACCATATAATTGCAGCCTACAAAGCGCAATTAAAAATTAGAGGCATACAATATTATTATTAATTGTTTAACCAAGGTATAAGAAAATGAACGCACAAATTAAATAAAGGGTTAAAGATGAAACAGTCTAAATGGTACGATAATATACCAAAAAAGGGTATAATTTGCTGGGTATGGGATATAGAAGGGTCTGTTAAAGACTTAACAGTTATCATTGATTATAGTAATGGACTTTTTCTATCCGCTGAAAACGGTTGGAAATTTGCAGAACCAGTTAAGCCAGAAGAATGTTACAAAAACAATTAATTTTTAGAAGAGGTGGGACCATGAACAAACAAGTAGCAGAAATGTTAAAAACAATCAATGACAATATCCCAGCCTTACAAGCAGGGGCAAGTCTGTCTCAAGTTCGCTCCGCAAGTTTTGAAGCTCGTTTACAAGCTAGTATAGAGGCTGACAGGAATACCGGCCACGTTATAGGCGAGAAGTCTATAATTGATCCTTGGGCTTTAAACTTTTACAGATAAGGGGATATAAAATGACTTTAACAAAAGAAGATTTTTTTACAGTCCATAAAGGTTTTAGCGGTAAGCTTACTTGTCTTATATCTGCAAATATTGTAGTCTATACGCTTAAAGCTTTTCTAAAGCTTAATAATGTGATAATTACATTGTGCGGGCAGGATTACAGCGTAGACGGTGATACCGTCACTAGGTTATAGATTAATCGTTTAGGGTATTGTCTATCAGTACCCTAGTCGATAACATCCGTTATCATTAAATTTAAATCTTTTAGGTGAAAATATATGAAAAATGCAATCAATTACACTTCTTTGGCTACAACTTCAAACGGTACCCTTAAAGCGGGTATCTGGCTCACTGCTCTAAATGAAGATATTGTAAACAATGACATTGTCATAAACAGTTCAACATTACCGGATACAATTGAAATAAAAGTTAATGGTGTTACACATGCACCGAACGTACTACCTTTATTAATAGCAGGATTCGAGCGCTGCTATGGTAGCAAGGCACAGCTTACAGTTTCAGAACATGTTAAACTAGCAGAGGCGGGATTTATTACACCGCTTCAACAAAACACTACTGTTACAACCACTAAGGAAAAAGGCGCTTTTGGTAATGCTAAAAGCGTATTAACGGCTATACAATACAGTAACAATTGTATTAAGTTGGGCTTACAAGATAAATCTTTCGACTCTATTGCGGCACTTGTTAGTGAGTACTACTCACTGACAGATAAGGCAACAAAAGCTGATCTACACGAAATGCTGAAAAGCTTTGTTGATGTATTCACAAATGAATCACAACATGCGACTTTTGTCGAAATGGTACGAGTTGAAGAACTAGCAGCGAAACGTTTTGAAGCCCTAACTACAGTCGGTATTATCAATATCAAACAAGTAACTGAAGGTCACTTCAATGCTGATATTCCAATGGCGTATGTATCTCAAGCTGTTCCAGTAATTACTGAGTCAGGCTTCGACTTGATTGGAACAACAATGTTGCCAGACATGTCAGGAATGCGAGTTTCTTTTAAAGAAACTGTTTAAACTATAAGCACTATGAGAGGGTATACTCTGCCCTCTCACTTTTAATCTATTCTATGAGGTTCCCATGTCAGACGATGAATTGAAGAAAGCAATAAATAAACATTTTGTTTATAAAAACTGTGCATGTTGTGGTTATGTCATGACACAAAATGAACAAAATGAAGGTAATCTATTTTGCTTCGATTGTGTTAATGAACAGAGCGACAATAGTACGCATGAGGTTAACCCTATAGACTTTGACAATGAGGGTGGCTATGATGAAAACTAATAAAGCTTATACATTGTTCGCACCCATGTATAACGTACCGATTACAGTCTACGCACCTAATAAGCATATCGCAAGCGGGCGTGTCCGTCACATGCTTGGATTGCGTGATAATGAGAAACTCATTAGACTAGGGGCAAATTTATGAAAACATTCGTCTATACAGTATACGGCTATACTGCAATAGTATTGCTTCATATTATTATTAATATGTTCCAGCTTTTCTACAATTTTAAAAGAGGTACTCGCCATGATTGATTATATTATATTCATGCTTGCATGGATTGCAGCAAGCATAGTTGCAGTTGCTTGGTTCTCTTCATGGCCTAGGGATAAGTCATGAAAGCATATATTATTGAATGCAAAGTTACTGGATACATTCATATCGTGCAAGCGTCTAGCCGCGATCATGTGAATGCTGAACTTAATAACCTTGGCATACATGCCAAGAATGTCTACATTAGAGGCGCCCGACATGGTAACTAAAGAGCAAGCTCTTACAGAGCAATACTTTACAACGCTATACAATGGGCGTGTTATACGTTGGCGTGCCGATGGTGCATGTATGACATGGAAGCGAGACAATACGCGCTTTAGACTACCTGTAAAGCATGGTATATATAGCTACAGCTATATAAATGAAACTAATGCGCATTTGTTTACGGTGGCACCATGAGTGCACGTATTACTAAAGCACATGTGCAAGCACGACTTGATACACTTAACGAGTTAGTACCGGGTAAAGGTCTGTATCTCAATGGTGCCTATGGTGGTTATACCGTATACGAAAAGAATGGTAATAACTTCTTTCAATCTGGCTATGTATCACTACGTGATATACACATGTATATCGGTATCGCTGTTCGTATTGCATACATGTTAAAGGATAAGTGATACACATATGTATACATAAAGTCAGAGCATAGGTTATAAGCAAAGCTTATACTCTGACTTGTTTATAGGCTTATCTATGCATATACTGTGCCAAGGAGAAAGGTACTACCTGAGTGTGACTATGTAAGCGTAGTGGTAACAGGGCGACCAAGGGTACATATAGAGTTTTCCGGAACTTTGCCCTATACTAAATACTACACTGTACAGTGTAGATACATATACGCTACAGGCAATGTTGAATTCTCTATTATATATATATATATTTAATATAAGAGTGTGTATGCACAAGGTCTCTACTACATGCAAGCATATTGCATAGTTATATGTTCTATAGATATACATGCAAAGCAGTCTACATTCAGGACGTACACCACATTCCGCTTCGCTACATTCGCCACGGCCTAGGTGCCATATAGTGTATATGTTGCTTGGGCTAGAGTACGTATAGGTCTATAGAGTTGTATACAAAATTATAGACTTTGCATTAAGATGCTATGAGTATAGAGGTAAATATGTGATATGGTAGAGCGTAAACTTTAATATTGGTCAATTTTACAGGATATGGATACGGGGCTATAAGTGCTTGATTTTAAAGGGAAATCCGGGAAAAAAGTATACAATTTGCCTCGAATAGTATACAATTTGCCCATCAGAAACCGTGCCAACTGTTGTGAGAAATAAGATTTATTTTAGTAGACTTCTGTATCGTATTTTGTTATAATTTCCTTTCTTTTGATTACAAAATACAATACAGAATATGATGAATAGTAAACAGGTGATATTGAAGCATGACCAGTTGCAGAATTTGAGTAGTAGGTTTGAAAGTATAGATGAACAGAGGTTCTTGAATAGTTGTTTAATTGATGTATATCAAAGAGATTTATTAGATAGGGAAAGCTACTACCCTGTAGATATAAATAACTATGCCAGTAAACAAAATATTTCTCTAGGTAAAGCTTATCAAGAACTAAAACAATTTGCGGAGAGGTTTACAGAGTCTTTAAAAATAGAACTTCCTACAGGCGAAACCTGGGTAACGCGTCTTATTTATAGTTATAAATACGATGATAGTAATATAAGTCTCTCCATAAGATTTAACGAAGAGATTATCCCATACATATCAGGAGATATGCCTAAAGGAGAATTCTGTACATATAACGCAAGACTAGATACAGTCCCAAGTAACCGTAGGTATCTTATGGGAGAGCTTATTCAAAGAAATCTATATAAACTCTCTAAGGAAGGTAAGTTTATTCTATCAATCCCATCTATAAGATATGCGTTAAACCTGAAAGAAGGTGAATATAAAGTATATTCAGGGCTATACCAACGGGTTATAAAAGAAACTCTAGTAGATTTAGCTGAGCTAAGTAATATATACCTATCAGTATCAAAGAGATCTATTGGTGTTATATTTACGAAGGTCTCGAAGGAAGAATTCTATGCAAAGTAATGTGTATAAGATCACTGAAAGTGACATGTGTGTGAGCAATTTAAGTAAATTCCCTTACAATAAAGTTCTTCAGTGGAAGTGGGGAACAGAAGTCTATATAGTAAAAGGACTATGCTGCCCTATTAAAGATATAATAAAGCTTTATAGAGCTGAAAAGATAAGTCTGCTAGAAGGTATTCAAGAAATATATAAGTATAGGGATGCGGTTAAAACAGAGAAGCCTATCTACTTTAATAAGAAAGGTTGGTATGATATGAAGGTTTTTAGAGAACTTCCAGGGAATGAGGAGTTGCTAAAAGCACATGAGGAAAGACTAGCTAAAGCTAGGGAAAATGTTCTTAGTGAGAAGCTCAAGAGAGAGATAGAGCTGGCAAGAGAAGTTCTCCAGAGGTTTGAGAGAAGAGAAAGATTCCATGCCTTTATCGCGGATAAACCTTCTATAGAACTTTCAGAGCTTAAAGAGTATGCTAGAAAGGATGGATTGACTAGAGTATCACTAGATGTGCTAAACTATGCTTATGGTATAAAGCTTGTTAAGGTTACAGGAGGATATAAAGTAAAGTAGACACGTCCTTGTGACTACAGTGTACCTATTATCTATAGTATCTATAGTATAACTATAGGTACAATAATACTTCTATCAAAAGTTTCAATTTTACCATCACTTCGTGTAACTGTAGTTGAGTTTGTAAGTAGAAATTCTGTAAGAGTGTTATCTACTATAGCAACCTTACATATACTAGAGACTGTGTTAAAACTCTCATTCGTTATCGTAAGACCTAAACCATTCCATGATGATGCTGTAATCACATCACCATACCGAAGCATTAGATTATAAGCAATTGCTTTCCACTTTATGCTAACATCAACTGTAGCTGAACCTATAGTTTTATTAAAAATAGGTTCACTTGCCCCACTAACACCTGGATTAGCACAAACATAGTAAAAACCATTAGTAATAGTAGGGACTATTAAGTCCCCCACAAGATATTCCTTAGAGGCTTCCCAAATATCAGGACGGTAATTGAAGGTATAATATATACCTTCATTACCATCATGAGCTTCTTTAAGTCTAAGAGGTTTCTTACTATTAGTAATATACATAATTATACTGGGTCAGCTATTTCACGTTTCCAAGCAGGGATAGTCACAGTTCCTCCAGATGTAAGAGCTTGGCTCGTACATGTAGTAGCTACCCAATCTACCCCATCGTCTAAAGATACGTGTGTAGCTGCACCTGTAGCTGTTATAGCTACAGAAGCTTTCTGTACTGTAGTAGATTTTCTACCAGAGGTATCACCATTAGCAATTGTATAATCCCCACCTGCCATAGTTACAGAAGCAAGCTTAAGGTTAGTTGTTATATCTAAGATAGATGTAGGTTCTCCGGTTAATACAGACATACGCGTATTAGTACCATGTTTAGTCAACCCGCCATCCATCATAGCATCTGTCATCATCTTCGCCATTTATACTACCTCATTTAAAGTTACTTGTGAAATATCAGCTACTTCAAGAATAATATCACTTTCTTTAGGAGTTCCTGTAGGAATAATTCCATCAGTATCTTTAACCCACCCTGCTCTACACCAGAAATCTGCTAAACTATCATCCACTACAGCAATCTCACCTACATAGTAAGTGTCAATACCATACTTAAATTCTTTTAAAACTTCTACTTTTTTCATACTTGTACCTATTGTTAAAAAATAAATATATTTCTGTTTTCACCAAGGATATAGATTGTTCTTCCCTTAACACTTACACTTATAGCTCCATTTAAAAGGTTTAGATTTTGTAGAAACTGTGTATTATTAATATCACTAACTATTAATATAAAATTCTGTGATAGATCTATATTAGCTAGATTATCATTTTGCAAAATACCTTGCATCAATAATACATTAGCTTGTACTAAAGCTAAAGAAGATATATTTTGCTCTTGCTGTAAACTTTGTGCACTTAATACAACTGATGTTGATATTGTTATATTTTCTAAAGTTTGTGTAGAAAATATACTTTGTACTTGTAATATAGATGCTTGTACCAATCCTAGAGAATTAAGTAATTCTGTAACAGCTAAATTATTTACTACTAAAATATTCTGTTGCACTAAACTTAGGCTGTTTAGCACATGTGTTTGATCTATAGGCACTATAGATAATACAACCCCACTTGCTAATACAGTATTGTCTAGTGTATGTAATTGTTCTACAGGAGAAACAATTAAATTATTCTGTTGTGTTAACGAGATAGCATCTACTATTTGATTATGTGAAAGTATGTCCGTAGATAACGTATTTCCCTGGTGTAAAGTCGCAGGGGATAAATTTTGTGATTGATTTAAATTATCTTGCGTTAGTATATTCTCTTGAACTATACCAAAAGAATCTAAATTTTGCACCTGATTTAAATTATTTTGCACTAATATGTTACCTTCTGCAAGTGTAACATTATCTAATAGTAATGTTTGTAAAATACTATCAATAGCTACTATATTACCTTGAGTTAAAGTGGTATTAGCTAATACATGTGTATTTAATATTTGTGAAATTATTAATAAATGCTGTTGAATTAAATTAATATTTTGTAATACCTGTGTACATGTTATAGCTTCTACAGATAAAATATTTTGTGAAATTAATGTAGGGATGCTAAATACTTGCTCTTGAGACAAATTCTGATTATCTATCAGGTTTTGCTGAACTAAGTTTAAATTTTCTAAATTTTGAACATTGGTATGGTTAGATATACTAAGTATATTCTGTTGTACCAGTACAATATTGCCTACGGGTTGTTGTTGAGTAATATTTTCTAGTGTAAGTGTTGTAGATCCCCCACCCAACGGCAAAAAATAAACTGGAAACCTCGATGGCGTTGAGTATAACTGCCACGGATTGCTATAAAATGATCTAGCGTCCTCTGCTGTTAAAACCGTTTTAAATATACCAGTATATTCTATGTCGCCAACAAAATCATTAGTATAACTAGGGGCAGCCTGACAGCCTATATTTAAATTACCTGTGTCTGTCGTTGAAGCATTGTTAGAGCCAGCGCCTCTAGTTAAGTTTCCTAACAATACTCCGTTTTTATAGACAGTAGCGACACCGTTGTCCATAGTGACAACGACAGACACCCTTGTGTTTGCTTGGAATAAACCAGTAAAATTTTCAGCATACCAATCGGCTGAACTACCAGAAGGATAGATAAATATCGCAGATGGATAGTTGTAGCCTTGACAAATACCAAAATAAGAAGAAGGCCCACCTTTTGTTAACAAAGACGCTCTATTAGTGAGCGATGCTGACGGTGTGCCAACCCATACCATCGACCATTGAGTGATACCTTCAAATCCAGCATATCTGCCAAATTTTGGATTTGCACCGCTTGCCCCTAATCGCAATTTACCAGAAGCTATAGTTTCTCGTGATCCTCTTGTAAAAGGCGTAGTACCGGCAGCAAATTGCCCGATTAAGTGTTTAAACAGCGGGTGGCTTACGTTTTCGCGTACTAATTGTTGCGGGTTTTTATTGGCCGAATAAGTCATTTAGGCAATACTGTTAGCTACTGATATATCAGCCTCAACTGTAACGCTTTGGGCTGTGTTACCTTTAAATTCAATTTCTAGCGACATTACTTCAATTCCAAATACGTAGTTTCCCTCGGTAATGTCATTGTTAGCAGTACTTCCACTAATTGAGTATACAGTTTTCCAGTTAGCTCCAGCACTTCCCGCTGCGGGGGCTGTACCAGCATGCGCAACTAAAACATTAGCAACACATTGCTCACCTGGTCCTGTTGCGCCATTAGTCATTTTAAACGTTAGTATTCCGCCTAAGTGAGTCCCAAGGCTAACCACTCCCCGCGTTGTTGATCCTGCAGTATTAGCAACCGACGCAACTACAGATGACCCCGTTTTAGTTGCTGATGCCATTAGATTTTCCTCGTGCCGTCATCATTGAACATAACTGAACTGATTTCAGTTTGAGATATAGCGCCATCAAATACAAGATGCCCAGGTGAAGCTATGGTACCTACTCCTGTTGCAAAAATCTTTTCGCCATTGGTCGCTAATCTTTGGATAACTAGTTGTATGCCGTTTAACCATCCACCAGACTTATTTGCTCCATTAACACCAGACGGGATTTGTGAGCATGCATCTTGTAGCCCTGCAACAATATTAGGTTTACCCGTTGCTATCTGGCCGCCGAATCCAGCAGCCGCTAAAATATTTTGGAAATTGAATTGTTTGCCTTGACAAGCTAGTAACATGTTTTGCTGATTGATCGCACCTATTAAATTATTGACGGCAGCCACAACATCAATTGCATTAGTTGGTACCACCGCCGGATTTGCGGGAGTAAAATTGGCAAAAATAGTTGCGTTCTGTATGTCGCTTATAGGCGTTGTTGATTTGTTTACGACAAACGTAGAATCTTGCTTGTAGTACGATGTAATTGAGTTAACATCACTTGCAGCTAAAAATGTAGTAAGTTCAGGATTAGTTGCAATGTCGTTTTGCAGTGTTTGGAGTTGTTCAGGATTTAATGACATTATATACCTCAGATAAACGTAATGGTTGAACATATCCACATAAATAACTAAATAATATATACTGTTGATATTATGTATGTAGCTTCTACAGGTTGTCTGTTAATTATTGTTTTATTCTTGTTATTCTACTATAGTACCAAAGTTATTTTACTCTATTCATAGAAATAACTTGTGTAAAAAATAAATTTCATGTAATCTTTATAATAACATATATATAGTATGGAAGCAACAGATATTTTAGGCAATTTTCTCAACAAAATCAACGGTTTATGGCTGAATCACCGCAAATAATGATCTTAAATCCAGAGGCTAAAGTATCCCCCGCCATTTTAGCTGGATTACTTTCTCGAAATGTATCTTTAATATACCAATGGGCACAGATTGGAAGATTACCGGATATTAAAAATGGTGACTATACATATAAGGAATGTTTAGCACACTTATTAAATAGTTTACTTCTAGCAGAGGAAGCAAAGAAAGCTAAAATAGAGGAAGCTGCTAAAGAGAAAAGAGAGAAAAGAACGTATTCTACTGAAAGTGAATACGATGATACTATGCATCCTTTAATGGCTGCAAAGTTAAAACAATCTATTAAGACGGAGTATGCAAGAGAAGCAGAGCTTTGGCAGAAAATAGCTATAAAGAGAGGTGAATTCATAGCATTTGCAGATAAGTTAGAACTTGTAGAAGGTTTTGTAACATCTATAAGAGATACATTACTTCACATAGGTAATAACTTTCCAGAGATACAAAGTCGTGTAGATGAAGCAATGGAGGAATTGTACCAATTAGGTGTCACTCTTATAGCAGAGGCAGATATAGATGCGGATAACTATATAGATACAATGCTAGCTAAGGAGCCAGAGACTAAGGATATTCAAGATGAGTAAGTTTGAAAGAACTTTAGATAACATATCTGAAAGGAAATTCTTAGGAACGTTGTTCCTATTGTTTAAGTCTGCTATTCGTATGTCTACTATAGACTGGGCACATAGTCGTAGACGTATGACTTCGGAAGAGTCAGAAATGGTAGGACGTTTTGATTGTGGTAGGACTCCACACCTTGAGTATGTATATGACTGTTTGGATAATTGGAAAGTCTACATTGTAGTAGTTATGAAAGCTTCTCAGATTGGTTGGAGCGAGTTAACAAATAACTTCATAGGCAAGACTATAGAGACATCACCTTGTAAGATAATGATGGCATTCCCAGGACTTACACTTTGTAGGAATTACTCCAGGGAGAAGCTTAAAGTTCTTATAGATAATACAAAGGCTCTTAGAGACATTGTAAATATAGGTGTTGCAAAAGAATCCTTTAACTACTTTAAGTTCCCTGGTGGCTGGTTAAAGTTAACAACACTTGGTTCTATACAGAGTGTATTGAGTTCCTCAATTAAACTTATTATAATCGAAGAACCTTCGCAAGTAAAGCATGAGATAGCTAATCAAGGTGACTGGCTACAACTTTGTATAGGTAGACAAAAGACTTTTAGTCTTGGACAAAAGAAAATTATCTTCGGAGGTACTCCTACACATAAAGATTTCTGTAAAGTAGATGCAGCATATCAAAAAAGTAATCAACTCATATTCAAAGCACAATGCCATTGTTGTAAAGAGCTTGTAGAACTATCATTCGATAACCTACATTATGATGAATATTCAGATAGGTATATAGATGAAGTCTATGGTAAATATAACCCTGATAGTGCTTACTACTCTTGCCCAGCTTGCCATGCTATATGGACATTTGAAGAAAAGACAAATAATATAATTGAAGGTAAGAAGTTTGGCTTTGTGGACTTTACTGGTAAGCATTCTAAAGGATGGCATCCACGTAAAGAGAGTGTTACAGATATATTCGGATTCCATATAACAGAGTTACTTAGTACATTCTCAGATGCAAGTGATTATGTATCTCTAGCTAAGAAGAAGATACTTGCAGAACTTGCTCTTGAGAAGGGTGATGAATCCCTTATGAAAGACCTTAAGAATAACAATGAAGGTCTACCATATGCTTCTGGCATAACAGCTATAGAAGCTGAGGAAATGAAATCCTTTAGAAAGAATTATGCAGAACATCTTGTACCAATGGAAGGGTTAGTTCTTACAGCAGGTATAGATGTACAGGATAACAGATTTGCCTTAATCATACGTGCTTGGGGAAGAAATAATAATTCATGGCTTGTATGTTGGAAAGAGATATTCGGCAAAGTTACTATACAAGAGTTTAACGATAGTCTACGGCACTTTGAAGGGGTATGGGGAGAGCTAGAAGATATTCTAATGAAAGAGCTTACACATGCGTCCGGTAAAGGTATGCATATAAGCGCTATATCTATAGATTCTGGTGATAATACAGAGCTTGTCTACAAGTTCGTCCTTCATATGGCGGAGAAGCTCTCTAATGAAGGAAGATATATCTATGCTACTAAAGGTACAAGAGATCTTCGCTACAGTGATGATGAAATCTATCAAGAACCTGCTCTAGCAGATATATCCCAAAGAGATAATAATACAAGGAAGAGTATAGCAGAGCGTATGGGTGTTCCATTGTACTACATAGGCGCACATCGTGCTCATGAAGAGATACTTCGAAGAGTTGCTCTTAATAAGAATAAAGAAGCTCGAAGTAATATGTATTACCATAATGAACAAGAATATGGGCAGTATGAAGAACAAATGACATCATGCCGTAAAATAGTAGATGTTAATTCTAGTTACGGTAAAGCAGTATTTAAACTTATACCTGGGAAAAGAAAAGAAGCTATGGATGCTGAAAAGAATGCCCTACATGCATCATATGCTATAGGTGTACGTAATTTAACACATGCCTATTGGCAACAGCTAGAGAGCTACTATTATGGGTGAAATGACTATACAAGAAGTACAGGTACAATTAACGCAAGTTAATATCGCTATACAAGATCTTATAATGGGGAAGTCTATAAGTGAACTTAAATTAGGTTCAGGTGAGTTCTCTCGTTGGTATAAGTTCGGGGATGTTACATTAGATTCTCTTAGAGCTTATCGTAGAGAGTTGTTAAACCTTTTAAATACACTAACACCAGATGTTAAACCTATATTTAGAACAAACTCATGTATACCTTTGGTAGTCAATAAGGGGAATTGTTAATGTCAGAGGAAAATGTATTTTATACAAACCTAAAGAGTATATCTCCTGCTTTTGAAGGTAGTGCAGGGACGTATAGACAAGGTGTAAAAGGTTTATTCGGAGGACAAGCTGATACTCTAGCAGCGAGAGAGCTACTGTTCCTACAGAATCGCTCTGCACATGCTTGTAGGAATAATGGCTATGCTAAGAGTGCTCTTAAAAATTGGTTAACTAATACACAGAGTATTAAAGTTGTATGGAAGCTTAAGAATGGTAAAGTGCATAAACTTATGCAGTCATACTGGGATGAGTTTATAGCGAATCCTTCTGTAGATGGTTTTGGTAATATGGATACTTTCCAAGGAGTATCGAATTCTTCTATATTTATTACAGGGAATTCCTATATACGTAAACTTATAGTTCGTGAGAATAATAAGAATACTGTACCACTTAAGTTGCAACTTATACCGAGTATACTTCATGATGTAGCTTTTACTAATAATTCTGGAGCTATATCTCCTAATAAGATAGTACACAATGGTATGACTTTTGTAAACTCTGTCCCTACAGAATACCACTTTAAAAAGAATATCTTAGAGACAACATTATTAGAAAATGCATCTGTACAGAGAATCACTGTAAAGGCTGATGAGATTATCCATACCTTTATAAGAGAGGAACCTTCTCAATGGTTAGGCATACCTATACTTGCATCAGTTTTACTATCCCTCTACGCCCTGGATGACCTCATTACTGCAACTATAAGTAAGCAAAAAGCCGCACAAAGTATAGCGGTTCTTATAGAACAAACTGCTACTGCTATAAATATGCTTCCAGTGGGTGTAGTAAAAGATGTAACTAATCCAGATGGTTCAACTAAAGTTACATTTAAGAATGATGCAGAAGAGTCGCAGGTACTATATCTCAATAAAGGTGAAACTGCTAAGATGTTCCAAGGTACTGACATCGGGGCAAACTTTGGTGTACTTGTAGAAAGTGAACTTCGTAAGATAGCTACTACAGCAGATGCATTATACCATCAACTTACAGGTGATACAGCAGGACTTAATTATAGTTCTCTTATAGGTATGGCTATACAAAGTCGTAATCGTCTTGAGTATCTCCATAACTTCTTATTCATACCACTCCGTGAAAAACCAATAGCAGATGCTTTCAAAGAACTCGCTATGGTATACAATAGCAAAGTATCTACAGCTATACCTTATTTCCAACTACCTAGATGGCGTGGTATAGATGATCTTAAAGATACACAAGCAGACTTACTAGAGTTACAGAATGGCCTTGGGACGTATACAGATAAACTTGCTGAAAGAGGTCTATCTCCTGAAGATATTATTGCCGATAGAGAGAATGTTTCTCTACTAGAACAATATGGTATTTTCTTAAATACAGCAAATAGTTCACCTAGTATGGCTCAAGCTAACAATACACAGGCAAATAGTAATTCAACTGGAAATTAGTAAAATAGTCCTTGACAAAGTTTGCAAAACTTGTCATAATCACGTAACAAATACCAAAGGTTTTGCTATGAATATTGATAATTTACAAGGAGATACTTTATTTTCATATCTCCGAACCAATAGAGAAAGTTTATTGGAGGCCAAACTAACTAGTTTAGCTTTAGCAGAACCTATAACTATTGCAAAAGAAGTTAATACAGTCTTAAATCCTTCTCTTAGCGATCTATCTAATAGAGATACTTTAGATGTTACTGTAGTTTGTAGTACATCTTGGTTATGTAACAGCCATATGGATGTATTAACAGATAAAGCTTTTGATAAGAGCATAAAAGTTCGTGGAAATACTATACCACATATAGTAGACCATAGGCATGAAGCTACTGCACATGTTGGGGATGTTAAAAAGGTCTATATTAAAGAAATGCCTTTAAGAGACTTAGGCTATTCAGAAGAAGGTACAACTACTGTATTGCTTATGGATACTACTGTACGTAAAGATTATAATGAGGATGTATTTAAATTTTATGCTAATGGTAAAATTAATCAACACTCTATAGGATTTACTTACCAAGATATTAAATTTGCTGTAAATTCTTCACATGAGAATGATAAGGTAGAAAAACTCGTCTGGGATGAGTTTTACCCTAAAGTAATAAATAAGGATGTAGTAGATAAGAGGGGCTACTTTTGGGTAGTTTCTGAAGTGGATGTTAAAGAAAATAGTGCCGTACTATTCGGTTCAAATCATCTAACACCTACATTAACTATAGCATCTATGAAAACAGATTCCCCCCTTGGGAATATTCCAAGTCCCGTAACACAACCTATAGGTAATACTATGACACTAGAAGAAGCCCAAGGGAAAATTATATCCCTTACGGAAGAACTAGCTAAAGCTAAAGCAGATAATTCTTTAGCAAGGCTTGAAGCAACAACAAATGAAAAGAATAGAACATTAGGTATTTTGAAAGCACAAGCTACTTTTGGTGGCGATGTCCCATTACAAAAAGCAGCATTATCTTTCATCGAGAAAGGTATTGATACAGATACAGCAATTGTATCTTTTGAAGCTATTAAAGAAGGTTTGCAAAAATCCTCTCATGTAGACACTTCTGGAGCATCTTTGCTTACAGGGACTAAAGAGGCTGATTCTGGTCTTAAAACCTCTTTTGCAGCTACATTAGATAAGGCATTAGAAACTATGCCTAAAGACGGTAACTTATTCGTGGGGTTTAAATAATGGCTACTAATGGAGGTTGGATTCAATATCCAGATTATACACCAAAAGCTATTTTTGCTAGAGCTGAAGATAGATGTACTAAAGAAGCTACTATTAAATCAGGTCAAGTTCTTAAAGCTTTGACTTTCTTAGAGTCTGATAGCTCAGGTAAACTTATAGCACATAGTGGTTTTAACGAAGGTGCTTTAGTAACATTCGCTGCAATTACATCAGGTCAAACACAGATTCTTGGTGGATTGACTTTCACCTCTGGAGCTTCTGGTACTACTGCTGCTCAACTAGCTACTGCTTGGGCTACTGCTTCTGTAGGTGATACTGCTGCTGCTGCAACTACTAAAATTGCTGCTGCTGGTATTACTGCTGCAATGGGTACATTTACCGCAGGTACTTTAGCTGGTTTTGAAACAGAACTTTTTGCACCAACTAAAGTTATGTTCAATGCTTCTGCTGTAGCTGGCACTAACCCTACAGATTTAGCTGTAACTGGTACTGCAACTGCTGCAACTATCTCTATTGTTCAAGGGGAAACCTCTTTTAATAAGATTGCTGGTGTACTTGTATATGATGTAGATGCTACTTCTGCGGATGTTCCTGCTGCTGTATATACAGAGGCTTCTTTCTGGGCAGATGCTTTAGTATGGGCAGTTGATACTGCTGTAGATACTATTACAAATGCTTCTGGTGCTACTGTAGCTTGTACTGCATATAACACAGGTGCTTTTGGTACATCTGCTGCATCAAACTTACTTAAACAAAAATTTGTCGAAGGTTCAGAATTTGAACCATTGACTTTCGCTAAAGCTGGAGAGGTATACTAATATGGCTGAGTTTCTATCACCGTACCAACTTAGAAAGGTATTAGATGGTGTTATTCCAGCTAATAGAATAGCTCGTCCTAACTTTCTACAAACATTCTTTAGTCGGGTGGAATATAAACTGTCTGAGACAGTTAACTTCGATAAAGAGTTTCAAAGTAACAATACTACAGCAATGTATGTTGCACCTACAGTAGATGCTCCTATTGTAAAACTGCAAGGTTTTGGTACTCAAGAACTTCGCTTTGCATATGTTAAAGAAGGTTTGACTTCACCTGATTGGGAAGAGATTAATTCTCGTCAACTAGGTCAAGACTTCGGTAATGTAGATGTAATGGCGAATTGGGTAGAGAATATCCGTAAGAAGCTTACTATTACAGAGTTTAACTTCGAGAACCTTTTCGAATTAAATGCTGCAAATGTACTTGTATATGGTACTCATACAGCATCATCAGCTTTGCATCCTACAGTTGCATATGATTTCAATCGTACAGTAGTAACTACTGATGCTGGGTATCTTAAAGGTATTGTTCCATCTATTGACCTTACCACATTAAATGGTAACGGCGGTGTAGGTAAACGTGCTTGGAACTCTACTGGTGGTACTGCTGCACCTACCCCATATAAAGACCTTATCAAAGCTTGTAATACAGTTCGTAGACGTGGTTCTATTAGTGCTGTTATTCTTTCAGGGAATGCTTGGGATTTATTAGAAGCTGATATTACTGCAAACTATTCTAAAGCTGCTGATCTTACTTTATCAGTAGATAATAGAATTGCTATGCATATCTTACCTACAGTGGAAAAATACCAAGATTTGAACTTCCGTAGAAGTTTGAGTTTAGGTGATGGTACATATGTAGACGTATATACATATAGTGCAGTATGGCATGACAGAACAACTGGTACTGAAACATCTTATATCCCTGACGGTTATATGCTTGTATTGCCTCAGAAAGAAAAAGGTATTAAAGTATACGGTCGTATTATGCATCCAGATGCAGGATATGGTGCTCTTCCACGTTATATAAACACTTGGAAAGATCAGAAATCAGGTAAACAAGAGAGTGAAATTCATATGAACTATTTAATGGGCCATACTGATATTAACTCTGTTGCTTCTTGGAAAGTAATGTAAGGGTAGACCCTTAACAAAAGTCCTGCTGTAGACATTATTATATCTCTACAGCAGGCATTCTTAAGGACACTATGTCATCTTTTAAAATAACATTTGGACCAGAATGGGAACAACTTAGGAAGAACTTACAAAGTTCTACTATAGCTGAAAGAATAGTCCCTGATGTTTCAATAGCTATTTTAAAATTTAGTAATGTGCTAGAGGGTAGAGTAAATACTGTATTTAATGCACCAAGTTCTATAAACTCTGTACGAATTGGAAACTCTGTATCTCCGGAGAAGTTAGGGAATACATTCCTAAGGTATAGTTTACAATATAGAGATAAACCTATTCCTTTATCTAAGTACCCTTATACAGAAACTAGAGTATCTGCAAATAGTAAATACCCTAATAGACTTCCTAATAGATTTGTTAGATGGACTCCTAAGAGTTATGCTTTTGAAACTAAAGTATCTGTTCAGAAAAGTAAGAATCTTATAGCTAAACGTGGTAAGAATTACCGACAGAAAGGGTTTGTATATAATGGGAAGATTCTCGCAAGAGAACAAAAGGCTACTTGGAAAGTATTTCCTTCAAAGTTTGTAGAAGGTGTAAGAGCACCCTTTAGCGAATTATATGGCCCTAGCTTAGCTACATTGATAGCTAAAGTCTACGATGTTGATCCAGTAGTAGCTAAAGCTAAAGATAAAGTACAAGAAGATATTTTAAATGCAGTTGTGAGAGGATATAATGCTTGAATCTGAGGATCTTATTCAAAAAGTTCTGCAAATTTCTGGAGAATCTCTATCCTTTGATAACGGTACTATTCTTAGTATACCTTCTTTTCGTGTTGACAGACTTTATTCTCAAGAGATTACAAACTATATTGTAGAGCAGCAAGAGTTTAACTTTCATATATCTACTAAAGATAGTTTAGACTTAGAGCTCAAAGTAGACGACATCTGCACATTACAAAATAATTCATTTATCTTTACTTTTAAACTTGATGATAAACCTATACCCTATTTAGATGGTTGGAGTAGGATACCAGTTAACCTTATTTCTAGGGAAACCTTATGATAGACCTCTCAGCTATAGTGGAGAAACTCCAAAATGATACAGTCTACACAATAGAGATTTCTAGGGATAAGGAACCTAATATGCAGGAAATAGATGAACTTCCTATTATATTTGTTGGGTATGCAACTATAGATTCTAAGAATCCAAATGCTCCTATAGAAAGTTCATTCTTTAATCTTCACGGAGAAGATCTTGTACAGAGCTTCGATCTTATTACTGTCGCAGAACCAACAAATATATCAGAAATATGGAGAACATGTTATAAGAGTCTTATAGGATGGAATCCAGTACCAGAAGAAAAAGATAGATCAGGCATGACATATGCACAAGGAGGTATTATAGGCTTATCTAATGGTAAAATTTGGTGGCTAGATAGATGGAAAGTAGGTTTTCCTACAGTATTTACTCAATTTTAAGGTTAAAGTTACAATGGCTGATGTAAATGATTTAAGTGTAGCTGAGCTACAAAGTTTAATAGCTTCTATACCTCCTGACAGTGTTTGTAAAAGAGCAGAGTTAGAGAGATTGGAAAGTCTACTACAAGATAAAATTTCTCAAACTCCTATCGAGGCAGTATAAATGGCTGAAATTACAAAATTTAACGAGAAGAATGTAGCCTTATTCGGGGTTATTGAATCTGTTCCAGGTACTTATCAAGCGCCTATTGCAAGTGATGTTATTGCTGCAACAACTTTAACAGGTTCTGTAACTTATGAAACAGGTTCATATCAATACTTAGGTGATTCTTTATCAAGGGATGAAGTCTCTTATCAAAAAGATAGTTATGCTGATGTATCTGTTGAAACTCCACAGCAAGTGCTTGTTACACTAAATCCAGCTCTTGCTGCTAGTGCTGCACCATTATCTACATGGTTACAAGCTTGTGGTGCTGCTGTATCTGTGAACGGTTCTACTGGAGCTGTAACATATACAAATGCTACTGTAAACGATTCTAAAGTTTCTATTGACTATAGAAAAACATCTTCACAAGATGCAGTTACCCAGAAATTAACTCGATTCTATGCATGTCAAGGTTCTGTAGACATTTCAGTAGACCTTGGTGATGTAGCTAAATTAAAATTTGCATTTAAAGGTAATGCGTATAATCCTATACAGGATGATATTCTTACTCCTGACTTACAAACTCAAACATCTTCTGTTTGTGCTACAGTACGTCAAAGTACAATTGTACTTGCAGAGATTGTACCATTCGGTGAAGTATTCACAGCACAAGCTGCTCTTTCTGGAACTGTAACAACCATTACTCGTACTGGAACAGTTGCAACAGTAACTATGTCTGTAGCACATGGGTTGACAACAGGTAGAAGAGTTAATATTTCTGGTGCAAGTGACCAATTGTATAACGGTGACTTCTTAGTAGCTGTTACTTCAGCAACTACATTTACATATATTATGGCTTCTACTCCTGCGGCCAATGCTACTGGTACTTTAGTAGCAAAAGCTGGTGGATATAAGAAAGTATTCTGTTTTAACAAGCTTTCAGCTTCTAACTTCTTCGGCTTCGATTATCAAAGATACTTAACAGGTTGCGAAGAAGGCTTCGGTAAAGGTGCTGTACCAACTGATGTTGCTGTAACAATGTTAGAAGATAAAGCTACTCAGTTCAGTATTAATGGTATTACTTTTAGTACAACTACAGCAACAGTAACTGCTCCTGGACATGGTATGTCAAATGGTCAGTATGTTACAGTATCTGGTGCAACTGGTGTAGACGCTTCTATATACAATGGAACATATGTTGTAGCTGGTGTAACTGCGAATACTTTTACGTATACAATGTTATCTACACCTGCTGGTATTGCTACAGGATATATCATTGGTGCAAATAATAACTTGAATCAATTTGATCCTGATGCTAACATAAGTGGATTCTTTGCAGCTCAAGTTAAATTTGGCACAGGCCCAGGTCGTTATGTAACATACAAATGGGATAAATTACAACTTTCTGATGTAAAAGAAGGTAAAGTTGCTAACTTGTTCGCAAGGGATGTTACTTTCAGAAATACCTCTAAGAGCTACATCATTTTAGAATAATCTTTTTAACACGGCGTGGGGAGGTAAAGAAGATACTTTGCCCACGTTTTTTTTACTATTGAGGACATATAACATGGCACAAAAACTTTGTATTAAACTGCAAGCTCCAACTATTGAACTTAAAGTACAAGCTAAAGATGTAAGTGGAGCTAAAGACTCTATGCTTGTAGGTTTTAAACGGTACGAGATTAAAGAATCTCAAGAACGTATAGAGAAGTTACAAGAATTACTTAAAGCTACTGAAGGTACTGTTTCTAACGATCCTTCTATGATAGCTCTTGATAATTATGTTAAGAGTGAGATCGTATATCTTAAAAATGTTAATCTTGACCTGGTAGATGAAGCAACTGGTAAATCAAATGCTCTATCTATACAAGATACAAGATCAGCAAAACCAAACGATAGTCTCTGGGGATCAGCCGATGAATGTCTAGTCGTCCTCCTAGATCTTTATCTATCTTCCGCACCCTGGAGGCTATCCCTAATACTTGCTGCACAGAAAGCATTATTCAATGCTGACTATAGCGAGGAAGCAGCAAAAAACTAATGGAAGCTGGGGAAACTCTGGCAAACGTAGTAGTATCTTCAACTAGTAGTGAAAAGGTAGAAGAAACTAAGAGTTTTGCAGAAGCTTTCCCTGGCTTATTCCAAGAAGAAGAGCTAGAAGAAGAATATATTGTCAACGATGATATATTCTATCTATGGAGTACATTAGAATCTATTTTCAAAGTATATAAGTGTGCTAGAAATTATTTAGATTATCATCTAGGACTTGATACAAATGTAATAATTGAGTTGACAAAAGCATATAATCTTGATATAATAGAAACACTTGAGAATATTCCATATATCCACGCTGGGTATATTAAAGTTATACTAGAACATAGGAACCTAGAGAATGGCGGATAAGATTTTAAAGATAAAAATTGAATCTTCGCTTACTGGCGAACAGGCTTTAAAGTCTTATTCAGAGTTACTAGGTCAAACTAATGTAAGAGTTAAATCTCTTGGTTCTACTTTTCTAGGTAATGTTAAGGGGATAGATACCTATTCCCATTCACTTACTGTTGCAGCAGATAATCTAAAGAAGTTGCAGACTCTCTCTGCAACTGTTCTAACTGTTCCTGGAACTACTAAAGCAACACAAGGTAATATTACTTCTAATGTTACCGCTCAGAATACTTCTGCATCAGCTTCTCTAGCAGCTCAACGTGAAGCTGAAAGAAAAGCTTTACAACGTATAGACGCTCAAATTATCCAAGATGCTATAGACAATAAAAAACGTCTTGATGCAGCTAGAGCTGCAAGAACAAGTACGTATTTAGATACGTATAGAGAAGATTCAGCAAAACTTCTATCCCAGTTAGACAATGATCTTGCTTTAGAACAGTCTAAAAGAATCAATGGCGCTAACCATATAAAAACTATAGAGCTTCGTTCTGCACAAGAACAAGCTGCTATACGTAGAAGCTTAGCTGCAACATTAGCACAAATAGATCAAACAATCTCTACAGGTAGTGTTACTACTCGTGGGCCTGCGCTTGTTCAAAGATCTGCTGCTATAGCTCAAGCTCAGCAACGTATACAAGAAAATCAAATAGCTTTAGAGCGTGCACAAAATTCTGCAAGAAACGTAGCTTCTTTAAATGCTGAGGCTGCTGCTACTAGAAGAGCTTCAGAACAACACCAATCTTTAGCAGTACGAGTTCTTGAAGTATTCTCTGCATATAAATTACTCAACACAGCGCTAGGATTAACTAAACAAGCATTGCTTAATATACCTCAAGCAGGTATTGAACAACAGATTACTAAATCATCTATTCTTGGTATCTTTGGGACTGAGGAAGGTACAAAGAATTTACAATTTCTTGTAGATATATCTCAGACAGCGGGGCAAAACTTACTTACTCTTGAACAGAGTTATAGAAGATACGCACCTGCTGCTGCTTTGGCTGGCGCTGCACAAGATGATATTAATAAGTCATTCAAGGACTTCACAGAAGTTGGTACAATCTTACATCTAACAGAGGATAAGGTAAATTCTTTATTCCTTGCGTTAGATCAGATATATTCAAAAGGTGTTGTACAATCTGAAGAAATAAAGAAACAGTTAGGTAACGTATTACCTGGTGCTGTAGAAATTGGTGCTAAAGCTTTTGGTGCAACACCAGCAGCATTCCTTGCAGCTATGAAAAAAAATGAAGTTATAGCTAAAGACTTCATTCCAAAGTTTGCTGCATTATATAGAAAAATCTTTGGTGGTGAAGATGATAAGGTATTTACCTTAGTCTCTGACCAATTGTTATCAAATACACAACGTGTTGCTAACCAATATACACAACTGAATAGGCAACTATTCAAGAGTTCGGAAGAACTCCTTAATAACATCGTTAGGGCTACAGGTGATGCACTTAAAGCCATAAATGAGAACCTCTCCACTATACTTCAAGTAGCAGGTGCTCTTGCTGGAGTATTAGCATTAAGGCTTACAGTTGCTCTTGCATCTATGGCTACCAGTGCTCTAGCCACAGCTACTGCTAACTTTACTCTTGCTGGTAGTTATACAGCTATAAGTTATGCTCAAGGCAGAGTTGTTCAAGGTGCTGTTGTTACAGGTACTATAGGCGCTCAACTTGCTGCTATAGTTTCTGGGTTTGCTTCTATTGTAGGGCCAACGACTCTTATAGTTGGAAGTCTTGGCCTTATTAGTGCAGCTGTACTTAAAGCCGGTAGTGCTACAGTAGAACATGCAAGACTTGTTGGTGAAACTAAACAACGTGTAGATGAGTTAATGAAGCTTTATTCTTCCGGAGGTATAGTTCAACAAGAAGCTGCTGCTAATGAACTTGCAGCTCTTGCTAGGATACAAGATGCTTCTGAGAGCTACCTATTAGAATTCAAAGGACAACAGATTGAAATAAGCTCTCTACTAGAAGCTCTATGGGATAATATTAAAATATCTGGTAAAGCTGTATGGACAAGTTTTACAGATGGTGCAAAAGAACTATATAATAAAATAGCTAATATTGCATCTACAGTAGCTAATGCTGTTCAAGCAATGGCAAACACTGTTAAAGATATATTTACAGGGCTTATTTCAAATATATATGGTCAGTTAAATGGTCTTAGGGAAGCTATTACCTCTCTAGGTAAGGATGCTTTATCTTTAAATTTTGGTGGAAGTGTAGAACGTGCTTTAGCTGCTGGAAGTAAAGCTAATGAAGCTTATAAGAAATCTGCTAGTGATTTCTTTGATACTATCAGTAAAGGTGGTTCAGAAGTAGCAAAGAATATTATAAGTGGCGCAACAGCTCCTATAAATGGTTTAGTCTCTTCTCTGGGAAAGACTGCATCAGGTACTATAGATGAAATATTCAACAAAGCTTCTAAAATTCAAAAGGAAAAAACAGATAAGAAACTTGCTATAGATAAAGCGAGCTTTACTAAACCTACAGATATAGGTATAGGAAATCTTACAGAGAATGCTCCAGATGCTGCGACTAAAGCTCTTGGAAAGTCAACGAAAGCACAGAAAGACCTATATAAAGACCTCGAAAGAGATTCTAAGTTTGCTTCTGAAGCTATTAAACAAGATTTAGATGCACAAGCTTTTGCTTATAGTCAAAATGTAATTGGTATAGAGGAATACTATGCCAAGAAAACAGAACTTCGTGAAAGAGATTTAGCTCAACAAGTTGAAACTGCTGAGAAAGAAATAGCTATAGCTGCTAAAGCAGGTGATGCAAGTAAAGTAGAAGCTCTAAAGGATAAGATTAAAGAACTTACTCAAATTACAGCAAGTAATGAAGGTACTTCTGATAATAGAGCAAAGATCATTGATCTACAGAATTATAAAAAAGTTCTTGACGAGATAAAGGCTTCTAGTCTTGAAGCACAAGGTGATTTACTTGGTGCATCTACTATAAGGATAGATTTAAAATACCTAGAAGATGAGAAGAAACTTCTAGCTAATAAAAGCTTTGAAGCACTTACGCAATTGCGTATATCTAAAGATTATGAGAAGTCTAAAGGACTTATTGCAGCTTTACAAGATAAAGAAACTAAAGCAGCTACTGCCTTAGCTAATGCTGAAACAGGTATTAATACTCGTAGACAAGCAGGTCTTATATCCCAAGTTGAAGCTTTTGCAAGACTTAAAACTCTAAGAGAGACTTATTTAAAGACGGAAGATGATGTAATAGGGGCTTTAGAAAAAGAACTTGTAAAGAATAAAGATAATCTTGCCATAGTTAGAGCTATTACAGAAGAACTTGATAAACAAAAAGCTAAAAGAGATGCTATTAAGTATGAAGGAGCAGGTTATAATAATAACATTGTTAATAATGCACCTGAGCGGGAAGGGTATGATGCTGAGAGAGTTAAGATAAAACAAAGTAAAGACTCCGATACAGCTTTTGCTCAAGATACTATAGCTAATAAAATTGATTTACAAGCAGCTCTTCTTAAAATAGAAGATGATTATAGAACTGCGTCATTACTGAATGATGCAGCATATAACCAAGCCAAGTTTGCAATAGCCTCTGATACAGCATTAGGTCTTACAGGTATACTTGTTAAAATGTATGGACGACAAAGTGCAGCAGCTAGAGCAGCTTTTATTCTATACAAAGCATATAAAGTAGCTGAGATAACTTTAGCAACTCCTGGTATAGTTTCACAAGCCTATAATAGAGGTATTGAAATACCTTATCTTGGCCCTGTACTTGGCCCTGTATTTGCAGCTGCAGCAGCAGCTTATCAAGCAGCTCAAATAGCACAAGTAGTGTCAGCACCTATGCCAGCAGCTCATGGTGGTCTCACCTCTGTACCTAAAGAACAAACATACTTATTAGATAAAGGAGAACGTGTACTCTCACCTAATCAGAATAGGGATCTTACACAGTATATTTCAAACAATACTACTACTAACAATAATGGTAAAGGTGGAGCAAGTTCTCAAAACATTCGTATAATTAACTCAGTTGATCCAGAAGTATTTTCTGAATACCTAGGCTCAGATAGCGGTGAAAAAATAGTTATGAACATAGTTCGAAGGAATAAATAATGGCTTATGAAATAGGAACAGCTCAGGGTCATTACGACCTATTGACAAAGTTAAGAGTCTTTCTTGAAGCAACTCTTCCAGTAGGTGCAAGATGGGTTCCACAAGTAGCACAAACACAATCTGTTGGGACTGTTAGTTCTATAACACGTAGTGGTACAACTGCTACTGCAACCATAGCTACAGCACATGGGTTACAAAGCGCTGAAAGTGTTGTTATAGCAGGGGCTAGTGACTCTTTATATAATGGTACCTTTAATATAACTGTTACCTCTACCACTACCTTTACATATACCATGAGTGGTACACCAGCAGCTAATGCTAGTGGAACACTTACAGCAGGTAGAAACTATAGTGTTATATGGCTAGCACCTGGACTTTCTGGGACAGATCAAATATATACTGGTATAGAAACATATGAATCTATACCTTCGGATTACTATAACTTTAAAGTTTCTACTTTTACAGGATATGTTCCAGGCAATAGTTTTGAAACTCAGCCTGGGAAACCTAGTTCTAAAGGAGTACCTCTATGGAATCAGGCTATTCCTTACTGGTTTGTAGGAAATGCTCAAAGAGTTATAGTATTTGCCAAAATTCAAAATAACTATAACTCGTTATATCTTGGTAAATATTTTCCATATGCTACACCTGGGCAATACCCATATCCAGTATGTGCTGGCGGTATGTTAACAACTGCCTCAGCTACTAGATATAGTGATACATCCTACACTTCATGGTGGAAAGGAGGTTCAGCAGTTCTAGGTATAAGATTTGTAGACGGCTCTTATAAAAGCCCAGTAGCTCAAGCGTATTACTCTGCAAGAATTCTTAGGAACACAATATCCTCTAGTGGAACAGCAGCAGGATATTATGGCTTACATCCTTTAATTCTTTCAGAACCTACTAATGTTTTTGGAGAACTTGATGGGGTATTTCAAATATCTGGATTCGATAATGCAGTAGAAAATACTATAGTTGTGGGTGGAGTTACTTACGTAGTCTTACGTGATGTAACTAGAACAGGTTTAACAGATTACGTAGCATTAAAGTTGGCATAATATGGCATATCAAACAGGTACAGCAACAACAAACGAAGCATTAAAAACTATACTTTTAAATTTTGCTACATCTAATGGATGGACTCTAACCGGCGGTACTAATGGGTGGTTATCCAAAGGACAATCTTTTGTAAGTATTGGTGGGTACACGCAAGTTATTGCCTCTATAACCAGGGCATCTACAGTTGCAACAGTAACTACAATTGGTTTTCATGGATTATCTACAGCTAATACTATCACAATTCGTGGGGCTACAGACTCTTTATACAATGGTACATTTGCTATAACAAGTGTGCCTACATCTAGTACATTTACATATACAATGTCAGGAACACCTGCTGCAAATGCAACCTTGACTAATAGTTATCTATCAGCAGACACTTCTGGTGGAGCAGACCATTTAACTTTATGGGGTGCAACAGGTAATGGTGTTAATATTAACCCAAATATAAGATTAATGAATATACCTATTGCTAAGTGGCCTTTAACGTATTATTTATTCTATAGCTCTAATCCTGATCAAATAATGCTTGTAGTTAACTATGATGTGAATAAAATTCAATATCTAGTTTTCGGAGATATAGTAAAGGTACATAACTCAGCCTACACTGGAGGAAATTGGTTCTATGGGCCATATATATACGGTGGAGCTCCTTTAGGTATAGGAGCTATGAGTGAAGTAGAATTTAGATCAGGCCAAGGTTCTGGCGCAAGTGTACAAATAGAACCTTTTATACCTTTTACTGGTGCTGGGGAGTTAATATCACCTTCAGCAGGATCACACCCTATCCATATAGAAATAGATGGTCATGTATGGCCAAACGCTCAATCAGTTGGGGGTTATTACCATGTAAATGTAACAGATGAGACTATTAGGACTATGTACAGAAGTCCTAATACTTGGAACAATCAAGCTCACTTGGTAACTATGCATTTACAGTTTAGAGCAACAGATTTCTATATGTATCTAGGATACGTAGAGCATCTTAGATTTGTTCGAGTAACTAATTATAATATAGGAGATATTATCACACTAGGTGCCGATAAATGGAAAGTCTTTCCTTGGGTATTTAAAAATACAGTTACACCTAATGGGCCTGGTGGTGTGGGAGAAACAACTAGTGGAACTATTGGGTTCGCTGTAAGATATGATGGGCCATAACTATGTCTACACTTTTAGGAGGTATAGACTTAGCTCTATTAAATAAAGTTACATATGATACCTATAATCTATCTGATAATGTTGATTCATTTACAGTAGACTACTGGTTTCCATATGCTTCCGACTGCCCGAAGGCATTAGTAAATTTTACATATAACTTAACCACGTTAGGCACACCTACCTACAGTTTTGCTCTAACTGGTGGCAGTATAGCACATATGTATTTCTATGATTTCTACAATAGAATACATTCAACTATAACACAATTATCTCTAGGTAATGTTCTATCAGAACAAACATTTGCCATAGAGATATGGAATGCTTTTCTAATAGATTCTATCTTAACAGATGTTTTAACAACTAATCTTGATGGTATAAATTTAGACCTACCAATAACATTACCACAAACTTTTACACCATTGCAAAGTATTTCTGGTACAATATCAGTAAGTTCAACTGGTATAGCCACCATAGATGGATCATTTGATTTAATATTCTCTACTCAAGTTCTTTCTATAGATGTATCAGGACAACGTGTTGTTCTTTGGCCTTTTGCACCACAGACTAATATACTAGAGTCTAGGAAATGGCTTACAGACGTAATACCAAGTAAAGCAGGTGAGCAAAGGTTGTCTTTACGAGAAATTCCTAGACTTCTCTTAGGGTATACTTATAAATTCAGAGAACAAAAAGAATATAGTCTCGCAACAAGTTTAGCTAAAACTATTGCTCATATAGCAGCGGCTACACCTCTATGGACAGATATAGTTAAAGTAAATAACCTTGTTATTGGGCAAACTGTTATAAATGTAAATACTTCCTATATGGAGTTATACCCAGATAGTCTTATAGTTATATGGGAAAATTACTATACCTATGAGATAAAAGAGATCTTATCAATGACTGCAAGCAGCATTACTCTAAAAGTAGCATTGGGTTCGAATCATGCAAATGCAGTTCTAATGCCTGTACGTATAGGATACCTTGGTAAAGGTATAGATTTAGTTCGTGGAACTAGCCATAAAATTGAATCAGGTATAACTTTCGAAGTAGTAGATACATATGTATCTCCTGTATGGAATTATACAGAAACTTATCAAAGCTTACCAGTCTACACTGATAGGTTGACTCTTTTAGATAGTTTAAATGAAAGAATATCTAGGGATATGTCTACAATAGATACAGATACAGGTAGACAGATTCAATTAAACCAAGAAGATTATACAAGATATAATAAAGTCATGGAGTTTATATCTAATTCAAGAAAAGATTTATATACTTTTCGTAGATTTTTCGATTTTCTCCAAGGAAAATTTACAATGTTTTGGCTTCCTAGTGGAAATTATGATATAATCCCCACAACGTCAACATTAACATCAGGAAGTTCAACTATAGTTGTGGTAAGTAACAACTTATCAACCTATAACCAAAAGTATATAAGAGTATCTGGAAATATAATAGCATACTTCGAAATACTAAATGTTTCAGATAATCTTGATGGGACAGAGACTATAGCTATAACCCCTTCAGTTGGGACAACTGTAAGCAATATAACAAAAATAGAATATATGCAAAAAATCAGACTTGATACAGACTCTATAGAATTTGCACATAGTTTTGCTAAAGGTGATTCTCCTGTAACCACTATAAGAACACCTGTAATAGAGGTACTTTAATGAGTGAATTATATCTATTTGAGAATAACAATACGTATAGGGGCTTTACCCCTACTGTATTTAGTAAAATACACTTAGGCATTACATACGTACCAACTATTATAATCCGAAGTGGTATGAACATTATAGATAACTTTGCGAAGTCTCCTGTAAACTTTAGGTTTGATAGAACCCATAGTTATGCTAGAGAGTTATTGCTAAACCTTCCAGAGACTCCTATAAGTGTTACTATCTATAGGAACTCTTTACCCTATTGGAAAGGGACTGTTCTTGAAGTTAAAGCTAACCCTTTAACTATAGAAGTATCTTGTGATTCTTTGTATACAACTTTACAAAAAGGTGGGCTTCCTGTAAGGACTAGTCTACTTTGTAGGCATACGTTGTATGGTGCAGATTGTGGAGTTATTAAAGAATCTTATAAAACCTCTGCTAGCGTTATAGGACTTTCTGGAAGATCATTCAGTGTAGCTAGTATTTCAAATCCAGATGGTTACTTTAGTAGAGGTATGGCAGAGATAAATGGTCAAACTCGTTCTATCTTGGAACAAATAGGGCAAAGTATTCTTTTATCTTCACCTTTTGTAGGTGTTCAAAGTGGAACACTTAACTTATACCCAGGATGTGATCTTACACAGGCTAATTGTATTACATTTAACAATCTTAAACGTATGGGAGCAGAACCTTACTTAGCTCCTGTAAATCCTTTCTCATCTACTGGAGCTTTATAATGGAATGGGTTATTGCAGCTATAGTTATAGTAATTATTGGTCTTATAGTAGGACTTTTATTAAGTGGTCAAAAACCCCCACAAGTTCAAGATCAGGCATTAGATATACCAAGTACAGAGATAGGGGTACCCATAGGTGTATTATTCGGTACAAGGTTAATAAAAGACCTTACAGTTGCTTGGTGGGGCGATCTATCCATAGTAAAGATTAAAGTAGACGCTAAAGGTAAAAAATAATGAGTATTCTTGAGAGAGTTCTATTAGAGGACAAGATTATCACTATCTCTGATGCTAGAGAAAAAGGCGGTTGTGTTACAGGATGGAAAGCTTTTGTAGAAGGGCATGGGTTTATATGGAGAGATGTTGTATTACAAGGTCTCTACGCTAGTCAATTACTTGCTTTAGATGATGCTATGGCGACTGAGCTTGTAGAATTTGTATACAATAAGGATTCAATATGAGTAAAGGTGGTGGTGCTCCTACAGTATCTACGTATTACGTAGGTATACATTTTATAGCTTGCCTTGGGCCTGTAGATAAAATAACAGAGATACTTGTAGACCAGAAGTCTGCATGGTCTGGCAATGTTACATCTAATACAACTATAGGAATAGATGCTCCTGAACTCTTTGGAGGAAATCTTCGAGAAGGGGGTGTAACTGGGCCTATAGATGTATTATTTGGTGAACAATCTCAAGTATTTAACCCATACTTACAGGCTAGGCTTCCAGAAACACCTGCATATATTGGTGTTTTCTCTATAGTATTAAATCATGTCTATGTAGGGTTAAATTATTATTTAAAACCCTGGGCACTCCGTTTAACTAGAGTACATAAGCTTAAAAATGGTGCACCACAATGGCAAGATTCCTATGCTGAAGTTGGGACAGATCTTATAAATGCAGTCCACGTAGTAAGAGAATGTTGTACAGATACTACATTCGGTCTAGGTCATGCTAGTAGTCTTATAGATGAAACAAAGTTTCTAGCTGCTGCACAGACATGTTATTCAGAAGGTCTTGGTTTTGCTTTCTATTGGAATAAAGAAAGCTCTATATCTGACTTCATACAAGAAGTGCTTAAGCACATACAAGGTGCTTTCTACCTAAACCGTTCTACAGGTAAGTTTGAAATCTCTTTAATACGGCCAGTGGTTTCTACTGTAGGATTAGTACACCTAACAACTGCTAATACTAAAGAAGTCTTAGACTTTAAAAGAAAATCTATAGGCGATCTAGTAAGTCAAGTAACTGTTAAATACATAGATAATGGTACAGATAAACCAGCGTCTGTAACAGTCACTGATGCAGCCTTGGCACAACGGCAAGGTAAGGTTATATCTAAAGTAATAGACTATGCAGGAGTAGCTACTAAAGATGTAGCTCAAAAACTTTCTACTAGAGATTTACAACAACTTAGTTATCCTATATATTCATGTAGTATAAAGTGTGATAGGACTGCTGAGAACTTAAATCCTGGCGATCCTTTTCTGCTCACATGGCCTGATTACTTCGACGGGGAACTCCTTCTTCGCGTAGTTAGTATAAACCTTGGTACTGCAATAAATAACGCTATTACTATAGAAGCTATTCAAGATAACTTTAGAGCAACAGATATAATATATGATTCTCCTCCTACAACAGGATGGGTTAGTCCTATACATGCACCAGAAGCTGTAGCACTATCTGGTCTTGTAGAAACCCCATACTATGTAGTAGCAACAAATAAAGGTGATACCTTTGCACAAGGTGTAGCTACAACAGAGCAATTTATATCTGTCTTTGGAGCATCACCTACACCTGATAGTATTAGTGCAGCAATATGGTCTACTACTGGAACGACATTTGTTTCTAACGGTGTTATGGATTTCTGTTTCTCTGCACTGCTAACAACATCTATAGATAGGTTAACTAATACAATCCCTTTTATATCTGAAAGAGACCTAGGTTTACTCACAGTAGGGAAGTTTATTCAAATAGATAATGAAATTATGGGGGTTGTAGCAATAGGAGTTAATTCACTTACTGTAACTCGCGGAGGTTTAGATACTTACCCTGACTCGCATATAGCAAATGCTAGGATGTACGGCTGGGATGATTTCTCAAGTACAGATCAGGTAACATATCTTTTAACAGAAATACCTAAAGTTAAACTTCTTACAGCTACACCTAAAGGTATACTTCCGATAGCTTCAGCTCCACAAATGAGCTTAACTATAGCTGGTCGTATGCATAAAGCTTATCCCCCAGGCAATTTAAAGATAAATACAGTCTATTGGCCTACTAGTGTAGCATCTACAGCAGGGGTTGTCGCAACAAAGGCATTAATTAAAGCTAATGGTTCTAACGGTAGCACTGCTATAGTAGATTCATCTACACTGTCTAAAACTGTTACAGTAAATGGTAATGCTCAAATAAGTACAGCTCAGAGTAAATTTGGAGGTTCTAGTGCTTTGTTTGACGGTATTATCACATCATTCCTAGGTCTACCTAGTAGTGACTCTGACTTTAATCTAGGTACAGCAGACTTCACTATAGAGTGTTGGGTATATAAAACAGCTAATCTTGGTACAGGCTCTTTTACAAGAATATTTGCTAGTAATGCTACTGGCAGCCCTGGTATTGTTCTGCATGATGAAGATGGCGCTGGAAAATTACGTGTAAGCTTAAGCAGTAACGGAACAACTTTTAATATATTAGATAATGCTGGGTTAGTAGTTCTACCTTTAACTGCATGGACACATCTTGCAATTGTACGAGAAGGTACAGCTTTCTCTATATTTATAAATGGGGTTAAAACTGCTTTAGCTTCTAGTGCTTCCGCTATATATTACAACGCAGCTGATGTGCCTGAAGTAGGTAAACGCTTTACAGGGCATATAGATGATTTTAGATTCACAAGGCTTGCTTTATACTCTGCAAACTTTGCACCACCTACAGCAGAGCTTGTACCAATATATAACGTAAGCACAACTCTGACATTAACATGGGCTTCAAGGAATAGGCTACAACAAACTGCAAGTGTTATAGATTATTATGCAGGAAACATAACCTCTGAAAGTGGTGTAACTTATTCAGGTAACTTAAAACGAGCAGATACTTCTGCTATTTTAACTAGCTTCTCTGGAGAAACTACATTGACAAGAGTTTTGTCTACTACATATATAGGACAAGTTATACTTGAAGTTTGGTCTGTTAATGCAAATGGAGCAGGTAATAAAGTGATACACACATTTAATATAGTTTAACTATGATATACATAACTACATTCTATAAGAAAGGTTGTAATATACCTGTAAAACAATTTGAACTCGAAGCAGATTCTTTACAAAATGCTAGACAAGTTATTATTTTTATGGTAGAATCAAATGATCCAGAGTTGAATGGAATTTCTTTCGATAGGTGGGAAGTTTGGTAAAACTTATTCAATATATGTCTATAGCTCTTATACTTTTCTACATCTACACGGTATACCTATATTATGACTTTAATTACGTTAGACCAACTGATACGAATAGTTCCAAACGCTAAGAGAATAAAGTTAGAACTATACTATCCATTTTTATTAGAAGCTCTGGAAGAGTATCATATAAATACTCTTCCAAGAATAGCTGCATTTTTAGCACAACTTGTTCATGAGAGTGGTAGCTTTAAATACATGGAAGAACTTGCTTCTGGAAAAGCGTATGATAACCGTAAAGATTTAGGAAACCTAGAAAAAGAAGCTATTGAAGTAGCACATGCAAATCATAGTACTCCTGGTGTATGGTTTAAAGGGCATGGGCCTATACAAATAACTGGTTATTATAACCATCTTAAATGTGGTAAAGCTCTTGGACTTGACCTTGTTAAGCATCCTAGACTTATATGTGAACCAGAGAATGCTTTTAGGTCATCTGGATGGTTTTGGGAATCACATAAATGTAATACATATGCAGATATTAAAGAGTTTAACAAAGTATCTAAGATAATAAATTGTGGTAATGCTAACAGTAAAATTATACCAAATGGTAAAGCTGATAGAGATACAAATTATACTCTAGCTTGCTTGGTGCTACATGTTTAAAAAATTCAAAAGAAGGCTATATACCACACTGGTATACCATGAATTTGGTATGTCTCTAAAAGATTGTATTAAGTATTTATGCTATGTTTAGTATACTACCTCCTATAAATCTTATATCATATCACTTACTATTTAATTATAAGAAAGCACATGATGAGTTTGCTTATGATAAATCTGAGGATAGGCAGTAACCTATTATTTTATTAACTTTATAAAGGTAACAATGTATGGCATTTGAAATTGCGCAAGGTTTTAAAAGAACAGTAACTAATACTTATACTAAAGCTGATGGTACTCCTGGTGAATTGGATGGTATTCCGGTATGGTCAGTAATTCCTGAAGGTTTTGCAACTGTAGTTCCTGCTGCTGATGGTTTATCTGCTGATGTAATCTGGGCAGGTTCAGCAACTGGTGTTGTTGTTACAGCTACTGCTGATGGTGACTTAGGTACTGGTGTATTCCCAATTGCTATCTCGAATTCATTCGATTTAGTTGCTCCATTGGGCGCAGTAGCTGGTTCTTCCACAGTATCTGACCAAGTAGCAGTATAACATGGACGCTCCTGCATTCTTACAGGAGCTACAAACAGCTTTTGATTTTGAAGTTATTAGGATAAATGGGTATACTGAATTACTTAATGTACCTACTAGCTTAATATCTCAGGAGTCTTTAACTGAAGTTGTTGAAGCTATAAACTGGTCTAATACTAGACTTGCGTTGTTAGATCAAACTATTACAGCACTTCGTAATTTAATCTCTGATGGTTATCCTGAGAGAGTACAGCAAATTGCATCTGAAACTGTAGTAGCTCAACTGCAACAAACCTTGGAAAATATGCGTTTAGCTGTTGCAGAGTTCCAAGTACCTCCGACAGTTACTTCTATTGTGGGGCCGCAAGTACAAGTATAATTTATGTACCTCCTTTGAAATATAAGGAGGTATTATGTATATATATTTATAGGATTTATATAAGAATATGTGTGAACATCTATGGGATCTTGAAGAAGAAATTAAGTGGGAAGAAACTTTTATAGAAAAGCAAGGTAAATATCTAGATATAAAGCATCAAGAACTTCTTGAACGTAGACTTCGATTAGAAGAACTTTATGCGCGTAGAACATGGTTAGGTAAATTTTTATATTTTTGTAAACACCATGTCTTTAACGATAATTCCTATTAATCCTGGAAGTTACCATATACGATTATATAAAGATGATGCCGTATTAGATAATAAACCTCCGTACATATCACACAGTATTTTAGAAGCTATAGGTGATGGAGGAGCTGAATTAAAAGGGTTATCTACTAAAGTCTCTAAAAAGGACTATAAAGAGACTTTAAAAGCTGCAAAATTTTTAGGTTTTACTTATGTCAAAGTAACTCGTATAAAAGGTAACATAGAGGTTGTTAAAATATATGACTGATTACAGTAACGAAGATCATAACGGGATAGAAGGAGTGGAGAATATATCTTCTGAAAGGTACTATCGTAGGCAATCTGATAAAATTGAAAATCTGACTAAAGAAGTTTATGGTCTTACTGCTAGAATGGCAGCATCCGAACGAAGTATAGAAACTCTATTTGATAAAAGCCAGAAACATGAAATGTCTGTAGATAAAGAGCTACGTGATCTTAGTATAATGTTAACATCTTTAGATAAGACTATAACTGTATATATTGCTTCACAGAAAGCATCAGATAAAACAGCCTTTAACATCCTTAAGGAAGGTTGGCCTATAATAACAGCAATTGTTATAGCAGCGTTTACAGTCTACCAAGTGCTTGATGCAAAATTTAGTGCAGTATCTAGTAACAAGCAAGCAGAGACATCGCTACCACCTACTTTAAAATACCGTCTTGAGGATTATCAAGATACTTTAGAAACACAAAGAGATGAAATTGATAGACTAAACAGTCAATTAAAGAATCTTTTATCAAAGAAAGCTGTTAGAGCTATGAAACCATAGATTTATAACTTCACAGAGGATTATTATGCAAGTATTTATAATTATTTTTCTAGTAGGACTTTCTATAGGAGGTATTTCTGGCTATAAAATAACTGATGCTTTTAATAACGCAGCTATAGTTAAAGAAGTATCTTCTGCACTAGAGAACCAAAAGAAAGACCTTGAAGATACATATGCTATTGAAAAAGTAGCTATTTCTAAAGTCCACGAACAGGAACTAAAAGACAATGTTATTATTAAAGAAGTCCCTAAGTATATCACCAAGATACAGAAAGCTGTTAAGTCTCCTTGTACTTACACAACTGGTACTGTCAGGTTGCTCAACAGTCATATCGAAGAAAGAGTGCCCGAAGCCTCCACCATATCTACTACAGGAGATGCCACTCCCTCCGAAATTACAGAGTCTACCGGAATAAAGTACACACATGATGTACTTAAACAGTACATGGAGTGGAGAACTCTACATAATGAGTTAATACATTGGTATGAGAAACAAGGGAAATAGATATGCAAGCTTACTTAGTTACACTAGAATTCATTTTATTAGGTTGCCTTGGTGCTATATACCATTGGTATGAGAAGAGGTTCTTACACCTCACTACAGAAACATCGCTATGGAGATACCTCTCCACAGAGAAGAAAGCAACTTATAAAGCAGCTAGATGGATGCTTGGAGTATGTTGTGGTTTAGCTTTTGTACACACTGAGGGATATATTCCAGAACTTGCAGAACTAGTAGGTTGTCTAGGTGCTGGGTATGGCTTCGATAATGCTTTTAATAACGCAGCTATAGTTAAAGAAGTATCTTCTGCACTAGAGAACCAAAAGAAAGACCTTGAAGATACATATGCTATTGAAAAAGTAGCTATTCCTCATCTATAGCTTTATTAAAAGCATTATCGAAGCCATACCCAGCACCTAGACAACCTACTAGTTCTGCAAGTTCTGGAATATATCCCT